CCTGTCACCCAGACCAGTAATTCATCATCAACGTCAACGTCGTCCAGTAATTGGCGATATTGATCCATCCCTGCAACGGGGATGCGGTGCAGTTGGTGAGGCACGGCAGACTGTAAATCTGTTACTTCTACGTTGAGTTGGTTCGAATCCAGCCATCCCCACCAAGACCCCTCCCCAAAGTTTTTGCCAAGTAGCACAGCGGTAGTGCAGCAGACTGTTAATCTGTTGGTCGCTGGTTCGATCCCAGCCTTGGCAGCCAGCCCTTGTAGCTCAGTTGGTAGAGCAAGTCGTGTATAATTCGTGCATGAGATACGAATTGTCCGCACCTTACTCTACTGACTGGCGCCGTGGTTATTTGCAGGAAAGCAAAGACGGCAGGAAGTATGTTGTTCTTTACAACAGCAACAAAGACAGGACTGTCACAAGTTACGCTAGGTACTTGATGGCAGTGAAGATTGGAAGGTACTTGACGGACGAGGAGGAGGTTGATCACAAAGACGAAGACAAAACAAACGACAGTTTGGACAACCTTCAAATCTTGACTGGTCATGAAAACAAAGTCAAAAACCATGAGCATCGCAAAGCTGTCAGGGTTCCAAAACATGGAACATTAACCGAGTACAGGTATTGCAAATGCTCACTGTGCGTGGCGGCAAAAAGTGCGCACAACAAAGAATATAAACGCCGACTTAGCAAAGTGGTCACTGCACCCGCCTTGTAAGCGGGAGAGCCTCAGTTCGAATCTGAGAGTCGGCACCAAGATTCGTCGTAGGCGAGCATCCCCATTGGGGTGGAAGCGCATCAACATACGAGCCGGATAATCGTCACCGGCCAAATTTGGAAGAGTGGCAGAGCGGTTTAATGCAGCAGTCTTGAAAACTGTCGAGTCGAAAGGCTCCGTGAGTTCGAATCTCACCTCTTCCGCCAGTTGTTTCTCGATGGTGTAGTGGTAACACAACGGTTTCCAAGTCCGTTATCTGGGGTTCGATTCCCTGTCGGGATGCCAAGGATGGTTGGCCGAGAGGTTAAGGCAGCAGGTTGCTAACCTGTCGTCCCGCAAGGGGCGCGTTGGTTCGATCCCAACACCATCCGCCAAATACGACACCGTGTCGCTTTTGTCACCCTAGCCGGATAGGGTGAGTAAAAGTACGGTATGAAACGTGTTGCAACACATTGAAATGTGTGTATAATCCAAACCGTTGCCGTAGGAAGCGACAAAGACTGAAGCCGTTTACTCATGCTCTCGCCCTTGGTTTTTACTCTAGGGTTCCTACCGAGGGCAGTAGTAAGCGGCTTTTTTGTTTGTGTACTTGATGATGGTGCGGTGTGGATAGACACACTTCTTGCTGGTTCTGAAAAATGAAATGTTTGGCGCGGTATGCAGCCGCTTTGACCGACACAGATAGCAGCAGGTGACAAATGCGTAATGGGATCGTAAGCCCTCAAGCGGTAGAGATGGGCATTGCCTCTACCGAGCTGGTATCCAGCCCAGCCACCATCATCAAGTGCATCTCTCTTCTACAGTAGCCGTACTCCGCACGATAGCACTGCACCTGCATGGGTGGCGCGGAAGGAAACACCGGCACTGGCCACACCCCCAGATAACAGCCGTCCAGCCTGTCAGCGAGGGACTGGGCAAGATAAGAGGACGAGCGGTGAAAGACAAGCCTCCTATCGACGAATCGCTGCCTTATGGGTTTGCTAGTAGGACACCACGTATGTGCCCTATGGGCAGGGATGAATACCTTGGCTATTCACCCTTGGGGAACCTTTGGCTTTTCGTTTTTGCGATTTGTTTTTCCTATCGACACTTCCTTGCACATAGAAATAATTCATTGCACTAATGTGTAGATATGTGCAACTTGCTGTATCATCCGTTCTCCAACCAGCCGGAGATAAACATGACACGTGAAGAGAAAACCAACTGGATGATTATGTGGGCGCACAAGAACCAATGTGTGCTTACGCTTGAGGGCGAATGCGGATTTGGCCGTGAGTGCGTCGGCATTTTGGCCGATGGCAAGTATCCAGATTATGAGTGGCACGACAAAGAGTGGAACCGCACCGACAAAAACGGCGATGTGTGGACGCCAGAAGATGCGTACCACAAGCATCCTTGTGTTGCTGTGCTTGGTCGTGGAGAGCGCGCGGAAGAGCAGCTGTACCAGTGGCTCAAGTGGTTTGATGAAAACAACTTCAAGCTCGAAATCTTTGACAAAGACCTTTCCGGCATGAGCCAGATTGATATTATTTTTGGCGGCATCACCGATGTGCGCATGGTCAAGGTGGCAGCATGAATATCGAAGTGCATGACATCGTACAAGTGAACCCGTTGAAAGAAATGTTTGGCGGCTGCATGGTAGTGGTGACAGAGCTTAAAGACTTTGGCATCCAAGGCTATGTCCAATCTGCCGGAGTGGAAGGTCAACAGTATGTTCGCTTGAAGTTTGAAGACTTTGAACCAACAGGCGGAAAGGCCGTATGGGTGGCAGGATGAAACCAGACTGCCTTAGACCAGAGTACACCTTTGAAGAGTTCTGTGCACTGCCTATGCAACTGGTCTTACACATCTCTGGCGACAAAGAACACTACCTGCACCGCGTCAACCACAGCACTGGCGTGAACAAGGTGACCATCACGCCCTACAAGCAAGGTCGTTTGTTTGGTAACCCCAAGAGCTTTTACTACCTACCAGATGACAAGCGCACATTCCACACGGCCGATCAGGTCTATGTGGCTTACATGGAAATTGTTTGCGGAGTGAAATCATGAAAAGAAAAACCATTCACCCAGTCTTGCGCGCACAGATGCGGGCCAAGTGGGCATCAGAACTTGTCAACGCACAGATTCACGCCTTGATCGGTGAAAACAAAGACAAGCTTCTGGCATACGGCTCAGTGCTCATGTTCGTAGCAAGTGCCTGCGCTGCCCACATGGGCACTTCAGATACCGATGTGCGGTTTCGCATCATCCAAGGTTCAATCAATGCCCTTGATGACCTGAAGAACAAGCCTGCCATCACGCCCGTAGATCGCGGCTCAATCTACGCCGGCCTGATTGCATCAGAAGAGTTGATCGGCATGACGCCAATCGACGTGGTGGACGATGCAGTCAAGATTTATCAACGCATGGAACAAGAACTGGGAATGGCATGAAAGAACGTGAAGCATTGAAGCTGGCGCTTGAGGCGTTGGAAATGTATGTGTTGGAAACAAATTCAGAGTTTCAACGTGAAGCCATCACCGCTATCAAAGAAGCCTTGGCACAGCCAAAGACAGTCAACCAGTTCCACCCAGATTACGCCGACGAAGCAATCAACGAGATGACATTGACGATTCAGAAGCAAGCGCAGCGCATTGAGGAGCTTGAGGCTCAAGTGGCACAGTCAGCCGTGACGGAGACACATAAGCAGGAGCCATTCGGTTATTTCAAACCTGAGCCTTTTGGCTGGACAGATTGCGCCGAAACAGACGAAGGCGCGATTGCTTTGTATGAGAAACCACAACCCTGTCCAACATGCGAAGCATTGGCACGAACAGTAATGATGGATCAATCATCTACTGACCAACAACAGCGCAAGCCGCAGTTCAAAGAGTTCATCAAGTGGGCTGGTGCACAAGGGTATGACTGCGCCCAGACGTGCAATTCGGACACAGGTGAGTGGGTCGTTCTCAGTCCTATGACGGCAGACCTTTGGAAAGCATGGCAAGCCGCCCACGGCATCAAGGAGTAAGACATGACAAAACAAACAGAGGCTTTGAAGCTGGCGCTTGAGGCGTTGGAAGGACTTTGGAAAGATGGTTTTGAAGGCTATCCAGCGGTTTTGCATGAGAACGCCATCACCGCCATCCGCGAAGCACTGGCCGAGGAATCCCCGGGTGCTGAGCATCCAGCACAGCAACCTCATTGCAATGATTGCGGTGGATTTGACCTAGAGTGTCCTTTGGCTCAACCGTCACAGCCGCAGGAGCCAATCTGTGATGACAGCGTTTGCATTGATTGTGGGATGGAACATTGCGAATGTGGGGAAAAAGATGACTGACAAGAAAACAGAGGCGCTGAAGCTGGCGCTTGAGCTATTGGCTGTTGGAACATTTCACAGTCCAGAGCTACAAGAAAAGCGCACAGAAGTAATTGAACAAGGTTTAAATGCCTTGGCACAGCCAGAGCAGGAGCCTATGGCGTTGCCACCTGTGCAATTTGAAAAGGTCGCAGAAGGCATTGAGGTTGGTTACGACTTTCTCGGTGGCGTTGACATTCGCCTTGGTGGTGAATTCGTTTACGTTCACATCAACTACGACTACCGATATACGCACAACGCAGCACGAAAAGCGTTGGCAGAGCAGATTGTTGGCCTGCTCACCGCCCCCCCACCCGTGACGGAGTCACATAAGCGCAAGCCGTGGGTGGGACTGACGGAGGAGGAGATTGAGAAGGGCCGTGACCAGACGTTCAGCGTCAACAATCCTTACTGTCCTTGCGACAGCAAGACGATGCGAAAGGCGGTGCGATGGGCCGAAGCCAAACTCAAGGAGAAGAACAATGGATAAGAAAACAGAGGCGCTGAAGCTGGCGCTTGAGGCGTTGGAAGGACTTTGGAAAGATGGCTTTGAAGGCTATCCAGCGTTTTTGCATGAGAACGCCATCACCGCTATCAAAGAAGCCTTGGCACAGCCAGAACAGGAGCCTGTAAAAGTTTCACACAAACATGAATGGTTTAGGACTGGCACAATGAAAGTTGGTCAAATGCGTTGCATAAGTTGTGGAATATGGGGTCAAGACGAAATACCACAGCGCCCGTCACGCAGTGACATGACATGGGTTGGACTGACGCCTGAGGAGGTCAAGGATATACAAACAAACATGGTCTACCGAAATCAAGCTTTTCGCAAAGTAATTGAAGCCATCGAAGCCAAACTCAAGGAGAAGAACAATGGATAAGAAAACAGAAGCATTGAAGCTGGCGCTTGAGGCGTTGGAAAAAACACAGAATGAAGGTTACAACTTGCCTGGTTCTGCTATTCGTGAAGCCATCACCGCCATCGAAGAAGCCTTGGCACAGCCCAAAGAGCCAGAGCAGGAGCCTGTGGAAAAAGATTGGCGCAAAGAGCCTTGGGGATTTGGAGAGAAGCGACTTGTTATAGCGCAAGAAAACACCACCCCACCACAGCGCACATGGGTTGGACTGACGAATGAGGAACGTGCCAACTGTTGGGAAACTGTACCTGAACTAGCAATGCGCAAAGTTGAAGCCAAACTCAAGGAGAAGAACAATGGATAAGAAAACAGAAGCATTGAAGCTGGCGCTTGAGGCGTTGGAAAAAACACAGAATGAAGGTTACAACTTGCCTGGTTCTGCTATTCGTAAAGCCATCACCGCTATCAAAGAAGCCTTGGCACAGCCAGAGCAACCCGACCTAGACGCAATATGCCAAGACCTGCAAGAAAAGACATACAACCAAGCGATGCGCATTGCTGAACTTGAGGCGCAGGTGGCACAGCCAGAGCAGGAACCTGTGGCTTGGCGCTGGTTGTCATCAAAAACTTGGAAGCAATGGAGCCTGTCTGATGATAAGAAGCTGGTTGCAGAGGCTGTGGAATGGCTTGGAGAAGAAAAGGTGCAGCCTCTCTACACCACTCAACAACAGCGCAAGCCGCTGACGGATGAAGACCTAGACAAACTCGCTGATCTTCACCGACAAGAGTATGGGCAACTGTGCGATGCAGAAGACCTGCGTATGTTTGCACGCGCCGCCATCGAAGCCGCCCACGGCATCACATCAAAGGAGTAAGACATGAAATACATTGACCTTATCGCATATCCGCTCATGCTGTGTGCGGTGTATGTTTTGTTTGGGCTCATCAATTGGAACCGAGACCCTGAGTTTTGGCCGTATGCAGATCGCTGGGTCTGGGTGATCTGGGGATTGGTTTGGGGCTGGGCTTTGCAGTGCCGTGTAAACAGGGGTGGCGATGCTTGAAAATATCGCCCTTATGGTTTTATTGATGGCAGTTGGCGTGAGCGCTACGGTTGCCATTCTCATCGGTTTTATTTACTACTTGGAGACTACAGAGTGAAGCAAGTCATCAACGCATTCCATCCTGACTATGTCAAGACGTATCATCCTGAACTTTTGACCAGCTTGAAGAACGAAGCCAAGCAAAAGAAAGCAGGACAGACACTGTCGAAGTACGTCGAGAAGAGGAGGGAAACAGTACCAAACCACGGCACTATTGAAGGCGTGACAAAGGTTCCGTCCTACATCCACCGAAGTCCAAAGCCAATCAAGGTTCCAATTCTGACCAAAGCACAGCAGAACATGACCATGAAAGAGGTCACTGACGAATTGATTAACAACTTGAAACAGAAAGCGAAACGAACATGAGCTACCGTGAACTAGAACTAGATGTGATCCGCTGGGGTGAGGCCCGTGGAATTGTGCAGAACAGCACGCCACTTGCACAGGCCCGTAAGACAAACGAAGAATTGATGGAATTGTTTGACGCCATCAAATCTGATGATCGCGAAGGCATGATCGACGCATACGGCGACATCTTGGTGACGCTCATCATGGGTTGCGTCATAGCAGACATCGACTTGGTTTCATGCTTGAAGGTTGCCTACAACGAGATCAAAGATCGCAAGGGCTATCTCAACGCAGACGGCGTGTTTGTGAAGGAGGTTGCATGACGCACGGTGATGGCGGTAAAGGCGACAGCCAACGGCCTACAGACCACAACAAGTTCAGTTCAAACTACGACTTGATCTGGGGTAAGAAGAAGCAGGAACACAAAGATGAACAACAGGAAACCAATCGGAGTGACAGCCCCGTACAGGGCGGAGAAGCCCAGCAGGGAGCAGCTTGAACGTAGGTTGGCAGAGCTAGAGGCACAGGTAGCCCAGCTCAAAGCCACCGTCAGAGCCCTTGATCGGGCGCTATTAACAGGAAAAAAGTAATGACAAAAGCACGACAGGTTTTTGAGGCTTACATGAAGGCCAAGGGCAAAGAAGTCCATTGGAACGGTAAGACATACAACACGCCAAACATTCAAACCAAATGGCGGTATTTTTTAATTGGATGGACACAACGGGAGACCCACAATGGAGCGTAAGTTACTTGGCATTGACGTGATTCGTATCGACGGCGATACGCAGTCACGCGATGAGATCAACCAAGCCTTGATTAACGAGTATGCCGAGCACATGGATGAGGGCGTCGAGTTCCCAGCGATATTGACGTTCTTTGATGGCGTGAGCTACTGGCTGGCCGATGGTTTCCACCGTTACTTTGCCACCAAGAAACTTAACTTGGGCTCCATCCTTGCTGATGTGCGCGAAGGAACCAGCCGTGATGCGTGGCTGCATTCGCTTGGCGCAAATAGCAAGCACGGTATGCGTCGAACCAACGCAGACAAAGTGAAGTCTGTGATGCGCGCCCTTGCTGACTTTGAGTTGTCCACATGGAGCAATGCTGAGATCGCCCGTCAGTGCGGTGTGTCAGATCGTTTCGTGGCCAAGCTGCGTGGTGATGATGCACCTGCCGTTCGCAAATTCAAGATGGCAGACGGCACGATTGCAGAAAAGCGCGTGCCTAAGAAGAAGGAGAAGCCAGAACCTGAGCCAGTTGCAGCCGACCCAGTTGAAGAAGTTGACCATGAGCACATGGAGATGGTGACTGAGCTGATGGCTGACAACGAACGTCTCGCTGACCGCCTTGCTGTGGCCGCAATGGAAGGCACAGAGGAAGAGAAAGCCATGGCTGCTGAGACAATCGAAAGTCTGCGCGAAGAGGTTCGCATCCTGAAGATTGAGTTGGCCGCAGTGAAGCAAAGCCGTGACCAGTTCCAATCCGAGTGTGCACAGTTGAAGAAACAGTGCGCCATGTACGTTAAGAAACTGAAGTTGCAACCATGAAACCAACAAACAAACTGCGCTTTATTGAGCGTGATTGCTACGTCAAAAACGGAGAGAGCTTTAAGGAGCCTTTCAAGCAGCGTGTTCTCCAGCAATGGTGGGAGGCTGGCGACATCACGTTGGCAGTTCACATCACAGACAAAGATGGAAACACATTGCCATCGCCAAAGCTTGGTGAGTGGCGTGATGTCCCTTTGGAGAAAGAAGCATGACACCACAGTATGTAACCGAGTTCCCGTTTGGATATGACGAACGGACAACAGTAACCTTAACGTCAGCCAACGATGTTGTAATCCACCACCCAGTGATGCCTCCCATGATCTATGACGAGAGCATCATGCGCTGGGTTGAGGTAAGCATGGCGGAGGCCAGTCATGGTTGAAGCAAGCGGCACTGAGAAGCGTGTATGTGAAGACATCGCACGTCGTCAGGCGTTTGGCATGAACAAGTACGGTATTTCGGTGGAGCAAAACCCATTGCTGTACCGTGCTTGGTTGCAACACGCTTACGAAGAAGCTCTTGATCTGTCGGTGTATCTGCGCCGATGTATTGATGAGTTGGACAAGAAGTAGAACCAGAACGGTTCTGGTTCGCCTAAGCCAGCAGGCGTTGTGTGCTGGCAGTGGAGAAGTAAATGGCACTTAACCTACGTGGGTATCAGGCCGATACCCTAGAAGCCTTACGCAAAGGGTTTGCAGCAGGCAATCGGTCTATGATTCTTTATGCCCCTACGGGCGCTGGCAAAACAGAGATGGCAATCGCTCTGCTTGAAGCCACCAAAACCAAGGGCAACAAAGCGGCCATGCTGCTTGATCGCATCATCTTGTGTGACCAGACCAGCCAGCGTTTGGAGAAGTACAAGATTCCCCATGGCGTCATGCAGTCAGGCCACTGGCGGTATCGGCCCTACGAAAACATCCAGATTTGCTCTGCTCAAACCATTGAAAAGCGCGGCTCATTTCCCGGTCTCAACTTGTTGATCGTGGACGAGTGTCACCAGACTCGGGCACAGACAATCGAGTTCATCAAGAACAACCCTGACGTGCGTGTTATTGGCTTGTCTGCCACGCCATTCACCAAGGGCTTGGGCAATGTGTACGAGTCCGTCATCAGCACCATCACCACGCGAGAGCTGGTCGATCAAAAGGTTCTGGTTCCTTTGCGTGTGTTCGTTGCCAAAGAGATTGACATGACTGGCGCAACCAAGGTGGCCGGCGAATGGTCACAGAAAGATTCAACCTCACGCGGTATGCAGATCACTGGCGACATCGTTGCTGAGTGGGTTAAGAAGACACATGAGATTTATGGTCGGCCTCGCAAGACTATTGTGTTCTGCTCTGGTGTGGAGCACGGCGCAGACTTGTCAAAGAAGTTCGCAGAGCAGGGCTACAACTTCATCAGCATCAGCTACAAGGATGATGACGAGTTCAAGAAGGATGTGATTGAAGACTTCAGCAAGCCTGACACAGAGATACATGGCTTGATCGCTACCGACATTCTCACCAAAGGTTTTGACGTTCCTGACGTGATGATCGGGGTATCGGCTCGGCCTTTCTCAAAGTCTTTGTCCAGCCACATCCAGCAGATGGGTCGCGTCATGCGTGGTATGCCTCATGCACCAGAGGAAAAGCCATTCGCAGTTTGGCTTGACCACAGCGGTAACTACCTTCGGTTCCGTGACGAATGGGATGCGGTGTATGAGCACGGCGTCCATGAGCTCGACGATGGCAAGGAAAAGTCCAAGCCTGAGAAGACAGAGAGCGAGAAGAAAGAAGCCAAGTGTCCTTCATGTGGTTGTCTCTGGCCATCTGGTTCAGATACTTGCCTGCATTGTGGCCACACCCGAGAGCGGCGCAGCAAGGTGGCTGAGGTTGCTGGCGAAATGGAAGAGCTCAAAGGGGCCATGTCGCGGGAAAACAAACAGGACTTCTGGTCTATGTGTCAGTTCAAGATCAAGTATGGCGGCTGGTCAGAGAAGCGCGCGCTGGCTGCGTACAAGAACCAGTTTGGCGTATGGCCCAAGGGGCTGCACACAACACCGATGCCACCGGATGTGAAGTTTGAGAAGGCAGCAAAAGCGGCCATGATTCGGTACTTGAAGGGCAAACAAAAGGGGATGGTCAAATGACACAAGATGAAATCATTGAGATGGCTAAATTGGTTGTCGGCAACTATGAACACGCTCAATATTGGCCATTCTTCACGGAAGAACTAGAACACTTTGCCAAACTGGTGGCAGCTAAAGAGCGTGAGGCGTGTGCAAAAGTGTTTGACGAACTGGCAGAAAAAGCGACAAACGTCAGAGATTTGATTTATTTGAATCAGACCGCCGCTGCAATCCGAGCAAGAGGTGAAGCATGAGCATGGACTTCTTAACCTATTGCAAACTCAACGACATCTTGATTGACCATCTGCCTCCGCTTGGAGTGTGGCGCAGGTATCCAACAGTTGACCACCCACATAAGCGCAACGGTGCAGTGAAGTACATGGGTGACCACGGTTTTGTTCAAAACTGGGCCACCAATTTGGAAGTTGAAGTGTGGCGCTCGGATAAGCCAAACAGTTTTGACCGTGCCAAGCTAATGCGTGACGTGCAGGCGGCTGAAGACAAGAAGCGCAGGCAACAACGTGAAGCAGCAGGCAAGGCGGCTTGGATTCTCAAGCAGTGCCAGTTCGGCCAGCATCAGTATCTCAAAGCAAAGGGATATGAAGATGAGATGGTCAACGTCTGGGCCAAGGATGGAACCAAGACAATGGTGATTCCCATGCGCGTCGATGGTCACTTGGTTGGTTGCCAGATGATTGACGAGGCCGGCATCAAGAAGTTTTTGTTTGGTCAGCGTACAAGCGGGGCCACCTTCATCTTCGACAACAAGGGGCCGAACATTCTGTGCGAGGGCTATGCCACGGGCTTAGCTATTCGTAAGGCACTCAAGAACATGAAGCGGCGATACACCATTCATGTCTGTTTCAGTGCGGGCAATATGGCGAAAGTCGCGGCCTCTCTAAGTTCTGGATTCGTTGTGGCTGACAACGACGAGAGCAAGACTGGGGAGCGGGTGGCCAGTGAAATTGGTTGGCCGTATTGGATGAGCGATACAGTTGGAGAAGATGCCGATGACGCGCTCAAACGTCTCGGCCTCTTTAAGTTCAGCCAGTCCCTTGTTAAGTCAATGGGTGCTGTCTGAAAACTGGGCAAAACGCTGCACCTTAAACCGTCCAGCGTTGTCTTGCTCCAGCATCTTTAGGCCCGTCATAATTTCGATGCCTATGTCCATGGCCGTGGTGGGTTTGCCCACAATCTCGGCCTTGGCGTACACGGTTCCGTCTTCATCCTCAGTGAGATATACGGCAAAGATGTTGGTCACTTTGTTTTCCATAAGTAGATGGCAAGCCCAGTCCAAAGCGCCACACTAAGCCAGAAAAATATCTTGTCTCTGGTTCTTTGCTCAGGTGGATACCACCACTCTGCGTTTTCTGGCGCGTCTTTAAACGCCTCATTAAACGTGCGCGGGAAACAACGGGAAGTTGGCCAGCCGTAACTCACATCGGCGCCTCGGGCTCTTTCTCTCTCTGCTGCTTCGCGTACTCTTTTATTTGCTTTGGTGTCCATGGTATCGGGCCTGTTGGTGGTGGAAACGGCCACATTATGCGCCTCACTCAGTTGGTTTAACGTCATAGATTTCCCAGTCTCCATCGTCGCCTTGGAGGGCTGTGAATTGACCGCCATCGGCCTCATTGGCGAGTTGCCATGCTTGGTTTTCATCTTCTGCCTCGATTTCAATTTCAAAATAGGTACGCGATACTGCGGTCACTTTAAATTTTTTCATGTTGCGCCTCACTTAGTTGCTGATTTAATGCGGGCCAGTATCTGGTCTATGGTCAATGGGCTGTCAATCATGCCGCCACCAGTCGTGAGAATCACTCGCGTCCATGTGTCGCCTTGGTATGAGCAGTAATACATTTTTAAAATGTGTGAAGCGTTCACGGTGTAAACCATGCGGCTTCTGTCTTGGATTTCGATAAATGTTGTCATGTTCGGCCTCTCTCAGTTGGTTTGGGTATGTGTTGCGCGTTCTGCTTCGCTGTCTTCTTCGGTCAGCCGGGCCAGTTCAATGCCCCACTTCATGCCATCCACCACGCACTCAAAGTGCTGGCGTAAGTCGTTAATCATTTCAACAAGGCCCACGTCTTCGTTGTCGTCGTCTAATATCATGTCAATCACTTCATCAAAAGACAGATTGCGCGGGTACTCTGTCAAGAAGTGGTCAAGGGCAAATCGTTCGCTGTGTTTCATGTTGGGCCTCTCTCAGTTTTTACGGGCTTCTGTTCGGCCTTGCTCAATTAAGCGGCGGGCCTCTGGTTTGTCGGTGTGGTGTTCTTTTTCCATCATGCTGCGGATGCGCTCGGCCACTCCTGCGGCGCGTTGTGGTGCGGCGCGTTCGTAGTCGTAGCCTGCGCGGATGTAGTCGGCTTCGGTGTGTTTCATGGTTTGGGTTCTCCTAGTGCTTTGCGGATACGGGCCACGGCTTGGGCCACGGCTTGGGGTTTATATGCTGGGTTCCCTTCGTGGTCTTCCACAAAGGGCAGTGCCATGTAGAGCGCCTCTCTCAGTTGCTCGGCCTCTCTCAGTAACTGGGGCACGTTGTATAGCGCACGTTTACCGCAGCGCGGGCAGTCGTCGGTAGTCGGCCCAATTAAGCTGCCAATGTGGGCGACATATTCACAGTGGGGGCACGTTATTAAGTCGAACATAAGGCCCTCATAAGTTGGTGAAACGTTGGGTTATCGTGCGGGCGCGGCCCAGCTGCTGACCCTGTCTGACCTGTGCCACGTCCTCATAAAACGCGATTGCGTCCACGGCTTCGGCGTAGGCTTCAGCGGCCTCGCGTGGGGTGGCGTAGTAGGTGCGCTGGCTTGGGTTCTGGTAGCGCGTTATTTCCACAAAATAGAGGCGCTGCGGGCTTGTGCTGGCGATGCGTAGGCGTGGGCGTTGTTGTTGGTGTTTGGTTTGCATGGTTTAGGCTTTCTGTGTTTGTGGGTATATCTTGCAAATTGTGCGGACTCTTGTTTTTTCATTTTTCCAACTTTCGGCGGTCGCTCGGTTTATTGCGTTTCCAATTATTGAAACCCTGTCGGGGTAGCCTCTTTCTCTGACAATCACTAAATCAAGCGGGTGGCCGTAAAAATTCGCGGTTTGTTGGGCTCGTGCTCTTTGCGTGTTGTATTGTTCGCGGGTTGTTTGCATGGTTTAGGCTTTCAAAATTGGGATTACGCGGCGGGCTTTGGCTTCGGCTGCTTTTGCTCGCATACCGTGGGCACGGAAACCGATAATGGCGCGGCGGTCGGCCTTCTGGCATAGCTGGCACGTTGCACAGGTCATATATTGCACGGTTTGCGCGGGGCATATCGTGATTGGTCGGCCTTCGGGCGTGGTGGTGTTGTTGGGTGTATCTTCGGGCACGATACAAACCACGGGCCCAGCGTTAAGGGCTGCGAGTTTGTCGGCTTCGCCTGCATCGTCCGCGCTGAGGTTCACGGTAAAGCCCCAGCGGTTGGCCTCGCGCACCCAGCGGATGGCCTCGGGGCTCTTTTTGTGGGTGTATGTAAACCCACGGCGGCCCGTGTTGGCTGCGACAATTTCACCCAGCGCGGCAGCGTCTACGGTTTCACCTTCTCCCCATAAGTCGCCCGCCACGGCATGGCGCCAGAGCTGGCCCGCTGGGAGTGCTCGGATAAAGTCGGCAAGTTCTGCCACGGTTGCGCCTGTCTCGGCACGGTTCCAAGCTAGGGCCGTGTGATAGCCTTCAGCGTAGCAGCTCGAGCGGTAATGCGCACAGCTGGGCGGGCACGTCTTGCGCTCGGCGTACGTGGTCGGGATGGGGCCCGTTTTCTTGTTGCTTGATTCTTTAATGATTAGCGTTCGCATTGTTTAGCCTGTGACGTGGATTATTTGGAAGTGGTCGCGCATGAATTGTTCGGGCGTGACTTCTTTAGAAAATACTGGCGGTGGCTCTTGGTTTTCTACGTGTTGGGCCTTGCTGAGTTGGTGGGCGTTCATGCGGTAGGCTTGGCCCGTCTCGTCTTGCCTTACGTGCCAGCCACGGCGCGGCCCTGCTGGTGCTTGTAACGTGTAAACGTGGCCCCATAATTTCACCTTGTCGCCTGCTTGGTGCTTCTTTGTTTTCTTCCTTGCTAGGTGTTCGCGGCAGGCTTCGCGCCAGCCTTTGGCGTACCCTGTCGGGTTTGGTGCCAGCTGGTCGAGTAAGTCCAGCATTTTTTTCGGTGCTTCGTACTTATAGGGGCCCATGTCCTCGGTCATGTCTTTGTAACTGAATGCGCGGCCAAAGTGCGGGGAGCGGTGGCGGCTGGTGAGACAAACCAAACCAAAATAGCGGCGCGGCTGGTCTGGTGCGTCATGCCAGCCTATCGCGTACACGGTGGAGCCTCGTTCTGTGATGTATTCAAAGCCCCAAGCGCGGGGGTTTTCTGCGGTGGGTGCTTGGCTGAGTTCGCGGCGGATAATCTCGGCGCGGCTCAGTTCGGGGTAATCTCTAAATTCTGTCCATCCCATGGCGTGGGCTCCTTACAGTTTTGTCCAGCGTGAAAATAAGCGGGCCTCGTGCCCGTACTTTTTGCAAAAGTCGCAAAAGTCGGCGGTATATCCGTCCACGTCTTGGCCTCTCCATTCTGCGGGGTCACCGCATTCGTGGCCATAATTGCCCGCTTCGGAGTTCTGGCACGTTGTCGGCTCTTCGCTGTCGCGTTCGTCCTGTGCGTCTATCTCTGCTTGGTGGCGGGCCAGTGCGGCGGCGTGGTAGTTGTCGCTTAATGCTTGCATGATGGCGGCTCCTGTTATTGTTCAAAATGGCGCATTGTTAGGCGGTGGGCCAGCTCTCGCCCGTGGTCGTAGGCTTCGGACTGCGCTAGGTCGTCAAAATGCGCGGTAATGTTTGAACGAAATTGAAAAATTCCCAAAATGAATGCGGCGGCTTTTTTCATGGTGGCGGCTCCTTAGCTAGTCTTTTTGGCGCTGATTCTCACCACGGCATGAGGGGTGCCCGTGGTTGTGTGGGCGGTGATTAGTTGGCGGCTCGGTTTGAGGTGCTCGGCTATGGCCTTCCAGTCAATCGCGGTGCGGGCCGTGATGCTTACGGCTGCGCGGTGGGTGCTGCCTTCTATAACGTCAAGCCCTGCGGCTGCAATAACGGCTTTTAGTTCATCCTCGCGGGCCTGTAGTGCTGCAATTTTGGCTTTAGTGTCTGCGAGTGCGTCCACGGTGGCGGCAAGGTCTGCGGCTTGCGCGGCTTCGGTGTATCCGTTGGCGTTCAATGCGTCGAGAATGGCGGGGCGGTCTGTGTTTGCGTTCATGGTTTGGGCTCCTTAGTTGGTGGTGATGTTCAAGGCTTCGCGGATTTGCTCGGCGGTGTAGAGCGTCTCGGTGTCGGCGCTTTGGCGGTCTACGCTGTGGCGTAATGTTTGCGCGGTCACGGCTTCGCGTCCGTCTTTCGTTCGTGCTGGTGCTTTTTTGTAGCCTTCCAGCTTGTCGCGGTCGTAATGGCTTGGGATGCCTACGGGCTGGCAGTGCTGCGGCACGGTGGGCAGTTCCACGGATACGCGCACCACTTGCCCGCTGGTCTGGTGGGTGATGTAAAAACCCAGCACGGCGCGGCGCATGATGGTGCTGTAGTCAATGCGGAATTTTGCGGGCGCTTTGCCTTCGTTCTCGCTGGTGCTTCCCTGATAGTCGGCAGTCGCTGGCAGTGCTGGCCCGTTGTATACGTACTGGCGGGGCCCTTTGTGCCACTTGTGCACGGGTAGCGCGTGGGCTTCTATCCAGTCAAGCAAGGCGGGCACGGCTGCGGGGTCTGTTTGTTTGTAGCCCTTGCCCGTCTCTGGCAGTGTTGCTGATACGTGCTGCACGCCATACAGTGAGCCATAAAAAAGCCACGGCGACAAGTTGGGCATGTCCTGCAAGCCTTCCCAAAATTCTAGCTCTCGGTTTGCCTTGTCGATTTCGGCGGCGTGTTTGGCTTTGAGTTCGTCCAACTTGGCGCGGTGGGTGGCGGCGTTGTGTGCGGTGCTGGTGTTCATGGTTGCGGCTCCTGTTATTCGGTGAACGGTGCGAAGCTGGCGACAATCTCGCCACGGCTGACGATTACGGCTGAGGGGTAGCAGCTGGCCCACTGCTGGGCCTCGGCTCTGGTCATGGTGTAGTGTGTGGCGCTTTCCATGCGTAAAAATGCGCCCGTGCCGATAGTCTGAAAACCCCAGCGGCGGGACAATTCGCGCATGATTGCTGCGCGGGTGATGCGATAGATTTTGCGGGCGGTGTTCATGGTGTGAGCTCCTTTGTTTAATTGCGTGCAAGTATGTGCACGTAAACTGACGCGATACTTACAAAAACAACTTTTTTGGTTGTATTTTTCTATGTGGTGCGCGGTGTTGATAGTCGCTGGCTATCGGTGCAACGGTAGAAGCTGACGCTAAGCTTACGGCCAGGGGGTACGGTGCGCGGTCGCGGCGGGTAACGGTGCAAGGTGTGCTCTTACTGTAGGGGCTGACACTATCCACGGTGTCGGCTTGTCCCTTGTCTTGTTTCCCTGCTGCCAGTGCGCGGCGTGGTGTTGGTGTGCGGTGGTGTATATCGCGGCGGCTTGTTCTGAGTTAATCGCGGGCCAAGCGAAGCGAACGGTTTATGTGCTGATCCTATAGGGGAAGACATAAGAGACCATTACCCCTTTTGCCCTGCTTCCCTTGTCTTGTTTCTACTTTTGTGCTTTTTTTCTTTTGTTCCTATAATCGCGCCCATGAAACTAACCCGAAAACAAATCCAGCAAGGACTAGAACAAACCCCATTCATTGACATCATGGGGCCAGCTGTTAACGCTGAGCTCACGCCCAAACAGAAAGCATTTGCCCTAAATCTAGCAAAGGGCGACAAGGGCGCGGAAGCCTACCGCAAAGCATATAACAGCAAGGGCAAACCCAAGACCCAAGCGATAGAAGCCAGCAAGCTGAGGAAGCGCCCTGACATAACCCAAGTCGCTGACGCTTATTCCAAGGCCCTAGAGGCTCAGAAATACCAAACCCCAGCGGCTTTGCGTGCTTTAGTTATCGAATCCCTTGTTTCGGTAATCATTGACCCTGAAGCTAATCATTCGCAAGTGGTGCAAGCTGCCAAGGTATTGGGCACGGTCACCGAGGTGGCTGCATTCACTGAGCGGAAAGAGGTAACGACAATCACGTCAAGCGAGGCAGCACGCGCGCGAGTCATGCAGCAACTACGCGACATGATGAAAGCCGAAGCCCAAGACGTGAACGCAACCGAAATCGAGGCCCTATCCCTTGTCGATGAGCTGCGAGCCCCAGCCGCGACCCCCACCACCCCTAATGGGCCTTTGGAGTCCCTTACTAACATACATACTATTCCACACGAACAACCACCCCAAGAATCGACCCCCCTACCCCCATCAAATCCAGCGCCACCTTCAGTAGATGCTGATCCAGAAACACCCCCCGTCAATGTTTCTAAGAAAAAAGGGGTACCCCAACATAAAAAATACAAACCAATAGAGGGGGAGAACCAGAACGGTTCGGGTTCGAATGAGTAAATGTGGCCAAAAAAAATCGAGATAGCGTATGAAGATTTTGATGAACAGGAAGATGACGGCCAAGAAGCGGGATTTGAGTGAACAGCAGTGCATGGAGATGGAAATGACGCCGGCGCAGAGAGAGGTGTTTTTGATTGTTGATGAGTGGTGGAAGAAGTTTGGTTTTAGTCCAAGTCTTCGTGATATTGCGAACCAGCGTGGGAAGATGGGATTGGGTAACACCATGAGATTGGTAGATCGGCTCGTGGATTTGGGTGTGTTCAAGAAGATAGATAAGCGCGGCAGGACAGTTCGGCCGGTGTACATCAACTTTAGAAATCTGGAGTGACTATGGAACAGCCAGAAATTTACGATCTCGTAATTGGCGAATTCATCATGCGTTTCAAAAGAAACGAAGATGGGACGTATGGCCGGCCGTATACCTTTGATGAGTTGAACGAGCTTCAATTTATCGCGGGGCTATCCAAAGATGATGCTTGCTTTGCTATGGCAATAGGGCCTTGCGGGAAATGACCCAAGAAATCAAGCCATGTCCATTTTGTGGCAAGTCCGCCGGGCTATCCTTTGACGATGGAAGTACATACAGGTGGGGAGTAGCCTCGTGCAACAGCTGTGGAGCTTCCGCCGGAGAAACTCGTCGTGAGTATCCAGATAACGGGGAATGGCATCAAGCTGCAATCGACCAGTGGAACACCAGAAATGACCAAAAATAAAAAAATTTCGGCTCCGCATGAGTTGTCCGAGCTCGATAAGTTGCTGGCGACCATGGCTCCTAGCGAACAAGAACAGCTTTTGGCCGATGTGGAGAACTATCGCAAGGCGCTGGAGCGTGAGAAATGCCAAGAAAGCTTTATGGCGTATGTGCACAAGATGTGGCCGGGCTTCATCCATGGCCGTCACCATGCGTTGCTGGCCAAAAAGTTTGAAGACGTGGCTGCCGGCAAAATCAAACGTTTAGCTATATCACTCCCACCTCGTCATACGAAATCGGAATTTGGGTCGTACCTCTTTCCGTCGTGGTTTTTGGGGAAATTTCCCAACAAAAAAGTAATGCAAGCGTCAAACACCGGCGAACTGGCTGTGGGTTTTGGTCGAAAAGTGCGTAACTTGGTGATGTCTGAGCAGTATGCCGAGGTGTTTCCTGACGTTGCGCTGCGTCAAGACTCGAAAGCTGCGGGCCGATGGTCTACAAACCACAATGGAGAGTATTTTGCGATTGGTGTGGGCGGTACGATGACCGGCCGTGGCGCTGACATCGTGATTATTGACGACCCGCACACCGAACAAGAGGCTGCTTTGGCGGCTCACGACCCATCTGTGTACGACAGGTCTTACGAATGGTACACATCTGGCCCTCGACAACGTCTACAACCGGGCGGCGCGATCATTATCATCGCAACCCGTTGGTCGGAACGTGACTTGATTGGCCGAGCCTTGAAAGATGCGGCTGAACGGGGCAAAGAAGACGAGTGGGACGTGGTGGAGTTGCCGGCAATCATGCCATCTGGCAACCCATTGTGGCCAGAGTTCTGGTCTTTGGACCTCTTGATGGCGCTGCGTGAGGAATTGCCACCGTCAAAGTGGAATGCCCAGTACCAACAGGCCCCAACTGGTGAAGAAGGCGCGATTGTGAAGCGTGACTGGTGGCAAGTGTGGAAGAAAGACGAGCCGCCTCCATGTGATTTCATCATCCAAGCGTGGGACACGGCGTTCACCAAGAACGAACGGTCTGACTTTTCGGCCTGTTCGACGTGGGGTGTGTTCTATTTGAATGATGACAAGAACGAACCCAACATCATCCTGCTTGATGCGTTCCAAAAACGTATGGAATTCCCAGAGTTAAAGGAGAAAGTTCGATCACATTATGAAGAGTACCAGCCTGACGACTGCATCATTGAAGCCAAGGCGTCTGGCGCACCACTGATCCAAGAACTAAATAAACAGGGTGGAATGTTCATCCGTGGCTACACACCAACTCGCGGAAAGGCTGGTCAATCAAACGACAAGATCGCCCGTTTGAACGTGATCGCGCCAATTTTTCAGGCCGGCAAAGTGTGGGCGCCAGAGACTCGCTGGGCACAGGAAATGATCGAGCAGATGGCAGCTTTTCCAAACGCAGCCCACGATGACTTGGTGGATACGGCCGTGATGGCTGTAACAAGGTTTAGACAGGGCGGTTTTTTAAGACTAGAATCTGACGAACGCGACGATCTCACGAGCTTCCGACGTGCTCGTGCCTACTATTGATAGGAAAAAATATGGCAATGGACAAAGGTTTGTACGAAGCTCCACAGGGCCTAGAACAGTTGGCGGCAGCCTCCGCAACACCCGGTATCGAAATTGAAATTGAAGACCCAGAAGCCGTGCGCATCGCCATGGACGGTCTTGAGATTGAACTCGAACCAGCACAAGAAACTGCCGAAGACTTTGACGCAAACCTTGCCGAATACATCGACGAGAAAGAGCTGACACAACTGGCGTCAGACTTGATTGCCGACTATGAAGAAGACGTTGCATCCCGCAAAGACTGGTTGCAAACATACGTTGACGGCCTTGAGCTGTTGGGCATGAAGATCGAAGAGCGATCTGAGCCATGGGAAGGCGCGTGCGGCGTGTATCACCCATTGATGTCTGAGGCTTTGGTCAAGTTCCAAGCTGAGACAATGCAGGCTACATTTCCTGCGGCCGGACCAGTCAAAACGCAGATCATCGGTAAAGAAACGCCAGAGAAAAAAGCTGCCGCTTTGCGCGTGCAAGAGGACATGAACTATCAGCTCACAGACGTGATGACTGAGTACCGTCCTGAGCATGAGCGCATGTTGTGGGGCTTGGGCTTGTCTGGTAACGCTTTCAAGAAAGTCTACTTTGACCCACAGATGGACCGTCAAACGTCTATCTTTGTGCCCGCAGAAGACTTGGTTGTGCCCTATGGCGCCTCAGACTTGGAGTCGTCACCACGTATCACCCATGTGATGCGCAAGACAGAGAACCAAGTTCGTCAATTGCAAGTGGCCGGGTTCTGGCGTGACGTTGATCTGGGTGAGCCAGACGGCGCGCTGGACGAAGTCGAAAAGAAAATTGCCGAGAAAATGGGCTTCCGTGCAACAACGGATGACCGCTTCAAGATTTTGGAAATCTGCGTTGACCTTGACCTCAAGGGCTACGAACACAAGGACGAAAACGGCGAGCCAACAGGCATTGCCATTCCTTACATCGTTACCGTTGACAAGCAAAGCCAAAAGGTTTTGGCCATCCGTCGCAACTGGGAACCAGACGACGAGACATATCAAAAGCGCCAGCACTTTGTGCACTACGGCTACATCCCCGGCTTTGGCTTCTACTGCTTCGGCTTGATCCATTTGGTTGGTGCGTTTGCCAAGTCTGGCACATCGCTTATCCGTCAATTGGTGGATGCTGGCACGCTGAGTAACTTACCCGGTGGCTTCAAAGCCCGTGGCATGCGCGTTAAAGGCGACGACACGCCAATCGCTCCCGGCGAGTTCCGTGACGTTGACGTTCCAAGCGGCACCATCAAAGACAACTTGATGACCTTGCCATACAAGGAGCCAAGCCAAACGCTGTTGGCCCTGCTGAACCAGATCGTTGAAGACGGCCGCCGCTTTGCAAACGTTGCTGACATGCAGATCAGCGACATGTCTGCAAACAGCCCAGTTGGTACGACACTGGCCATCCTTGAGCGCACATTGAAAGTGATGTCTGCTGTGCAGGCGCGCATCCACTATTCGATGAAGCAAGAACTCAAGCTGTTGAAGGTCATCATTGCCGACTACACGCCTGAAGATTACGACTACGACCCCACAGAAGGCAGCCGTCGCGCCAAGAAGTCAGACTATGACAACGTGGACGTGATCCCTGTCAGCGATCCAAATGCGGCCACCATGGCCCAGAAGATCGTTCAGTACCAAGCCGTGTTGCAACTGGCCCAGTCCGCTCCTCAGATGTACAACATGCCGTTGCTGCATCGTCAAATGTTGGATGTGCTTGGCATCAAAAACGCCAACAAGCTCATCCCAATGGAAGAGGACCAAAAGCCAACCGATCCAATCAGCGAGAACCAAAACATCCTGATGGGCAAGCCGGTAAAGGCATTCTTGTATCAAGACCACCAAGCGCATATCACTGTGCACATGGCCGCCATGCAAGATCCACACATTGCTCAGTTGTTGCAGAACAACCCAAATGCCAAGCAGATTCAAGCAGCGGCCATGGCTCACATCAATGAGCACTTGGGCTTTGAATACCGCAAGCAAATGGAAAAACAGTTGGGCATGTCTTTGCCTGCTCAGTACGACGAGTCTGGCGAAGAGAACCACATGGACCCAGAAGTGGAAGCGCGTCTGTCTCCATTGTTGGCCCAAGCCGCTCAACAGCTGTTGCAAACAAACCAAGCTCAAGTCGCTCAGCAACAAGCTCAGCAACAAGCCCAAGACCCTATTGTTCAAATGCAACAGCAAGAGTTGCAGCTCAAGGCTCAAGAACTTCAGCTCAAGCAAGAGAAACAAAAGATCGAAGCAGCCGCAAAGGCAGACCAGTTGGACATCGAACGCGAGCGCATTGCATCTCAAGAGCGCATCGCCGGTGCACAAATCGGTGCTAAAGTGGAGAACGACAAAGCCTCTATCGCTGCAAAAGAGCGCATGGAAGGCGCACGTATCGGATCGGAAGCTGCAAAGCACCGCTCTGAGTTTGTGCAAAACCTTATGAAACAACCGACAAAAGGTGTTGAATGACAGCTTTCGAACATCTAGTTCACCAACTAGAAGAAAAGGCTTCGTACCTTCGAGACGGGCTCAGCTTAGGCCGGGCCGCCAGTTTTGAAGAGTACAAAGGAACTTGCGGCAAGATTCAAGGTCTACTTGAAGCAAGGGATTTGATAAAAGACCTCATGCAAAACATGGAAAACTCAGATGACTAATCAATTCAACCTTCAAGCGGTTGACCTGTCCGGCATTCTCAACAAGGATAAGGACGAAAAAGCAAAACAACTACCAGACCCGCAGGGTTACATGCTGCTTACAGTCGTGCCAGAAGCGATGCAAGAGTATGCGGACAGCGACATCGGTATTGTTAAGTCAGCAGGCGACATTTGGCGAGAGGAAATGCTCACACCAGTGTTGTTTGTCGTCAAACTTGGGCCAGATGCCTACAAAGACCCAGCACGTTTCCCCAGTGGACCTCGTTGTAAAGAAGGTGACTTCGTCATCGTTCGACCAAATTCAGGCACCCGTCTGAAGATTCACGGCCGCGAATTCCGCATCATCAACGATGACTCGGTTGAAGCTGTCGTTCAAGACCCACGCGGTATTACACGAGCAGGTTAAAAGGAGATCAGCATGGACCCAAACAAAGATCAAGAAGACACCAAGGTTGAAATTGACCTTGATGCAGGAACTGAAGTTGAGATCGAGATTGAGGACGACACCCCTCCTGAAGATCGCAACAAAGAACCTATGCCCAAGGAAATTGTTCAAAAGCTAGATGCTGATGAACTTGAAGCCTACAGCGGCGAGGTTAAAGAAAAACTCAAGCAGATGAAGAAGGTGTATCACGACGAGCGCCGCGAGAAAGAGCGCGCACTTCGTGACCAGCAAGAAGCTATTGCCTTTGCCAAACGCGTTGCCGAAGAGAATAAGCGCATCAAACAGATGTTGTCTCACGGCGAAAAAGAGTATGTCGAGACACTGAAAACATCGGCTGAAATGTCGCTTGAGATGGCCAAGCAAGACTACAAAAAAGCCTATGAAGAAGGTGACACCGACAAGGTAATCGAAGCCCAGCAACGCATGCAAGAAGCAAACTTGCGCGTGATGCAGGCAAAGAATTTCAAACCTACTCCTTTACAAGAGGAGAGTTTTGAGGTACAAACTCCACATGAGCAGGTTCAGTCTGCTCCACGCCCTGACAACAAGGCGCTTGCGTGGCAAGAACGCAACAGCTGGTTTGGCAAAGACGAGGAGATGACAGCTTCAGCTTTGGGTTTACACGAAAAACTCAAACGCCAAGGTGTCGAGATTGGTTCTGACGAGTATTACGCGACATTGGACAAGACGATGCGCAAACGCTTTCCCGAAAATTTCGAGGAAGCACAAGAGGAAGAAGTCGTTTCAAAGGCTGATCCAGTACGCTCCAAACCACGTACCGTAGTCGCGCCAGCAGTTCGTAGCACAGCTTCAACAAAGATCAAGCTGAGCCCACGACAAGTAAGCCTAGCCCGCAAGTTAGGTCTGACGCCTGAAGCTTATGCACTTGAAATGAAAAAATTGGGGACCCAAAATGTCTGAAAACACACAAACACGCAAATCCCGCGAAACAGATACTCGCGCCGTCTTCACCCGCCCAGAAGCATGGAGACCACCAGAGACGCTTCCTAGCCCTGACAACCGTCCCGGCTGGACACATCGTTGGATTCGTTTGAGTACAAACGGACTTGAAGACCCCGGTAACATTTCTTCCAAGCTGCGCGAAGGATATGAACCCTGCAAGGCAGAAGATTATCCTGAGATGATGCTACATGCCACTACTGAAGGTCGCTTTAAAGGCAACATTGAAGTTGGCGGGTTGATGCTTTGCCGCATCCCATCAGAGTTCTTGGAACAGCGTGCCGCGTACTATGCGAACATGAACAAGACCCAGATGGAATCGGTGGATCACAACTTTTTACGTGAGAGCGATTCGCGGATGCCCCTTTTCTCGGAAAAGAAATCCAAGGTCTCTTTCGGTTCTGGTTCTTAAACTCGGAGTTCTAACATGGCTTATCCCACTGTTTCGGCCCCATACGGCTTAAAAGCTGTCAATTCACTTGACGGCAAGCCTTATGCTGGCGCCATTCGTCAAATCCCTATCGCTGCCGGTTACGCTACTGCCATTTTCAACGGTGACACCGTGAAGATCAGCGGCGGCTACTTGGTTGCCGACACTAGCACCAATGCTGCTACACCTTGCGGTGTGTTGGTTGGTTGCCAGTACGTCAACTCAAACGGTCAAACCGTGCAAGGTCAATACTACCCAGCTGCTGCGTCTAACGCTGTTGCTTACGTGGTTGACGACCAACAAGCTTTGTTCAAAGTGGCCCTCGTGACCGCTGGTACAACTACTGTGGTGTCTGGTACCGTTGGTGCTCGCAGCACTTTGGTTGGCCAAAACATTGCTTTGGTTCAAAACACTGGTAGCACTACCACTGGCGACTCTGCCGTTGGCGCTACTGTTACCGGCGCTGGTACAACAGCCACCATTCCTTTGCGCGTTATCGACGTGGTCCCTGAGTCTGCTCAAGTCATCTCTGGCACCACTTATTACCGCGAAGTGTTGGTGAAAATCAACACCCACCAGTACAACAACACCACTGGTGTTTAAGGAGTAAAACATGGCTATTTCACGCGCACAGTTACTTAAAGAACTGCTCCCCGGCTTGAACGCTTTGTTCGGCATGGAATATGCTCGCTACGGCGAAGAGCACAAAGAAATCTACGAAACTGAAACTTCTGAGCGTAGCTTTGAAGAAGAAGTGAAACTGTCTGGTTTCTCTGCTGCTCCTGTCAAGAACGAAGGCCAAGCCATTTCGTATGACAACGCTCAAGAAGCATGGTCTACACGCTACACACACGAGACTATCGCTCTCGGCTTCTCCATCACTGAAGAAGCTGTGGAAGATAACTTGTATGACAGCTTGTCTGCTCGTTACACCAAGTCTTTGGCTCGCGCCATGGCTTACACCAAGCAAGTGAAAGCTGCCGCTGTTTTGAACAACGGTTTCACAGCTGGTTACAACGGTGGTGACGGCGTGCCTTTGTTCTCTACTGCTCACCCCTTGGTGTCCGGTGGCGTTAACAGCAACACCCCTGCTACTCAAGCTGACTTGAACGAGACTTCTTTGGAAGCCGCCGTTATTCAAATCAGCCAGTGGACAGACGAACGTGGCCTGTTGATCGCTGCTAAGCCCAAGAAGTTGATCGTTCCTACAAACTTGCAATTCGTTGCAACACGTTTGTTGGAAACCAACCTCCGCGTCGGTACAGCTGACAACGACATCAACGCATTGAAGAACAATGGTTCTATCCCTGAAGGCTATGCAATCAACCACTGGTTGACTGACACAAACGCTTGGTTCTTGACCACAGACGTGCCTAACGGTATGAAGCACTTCGTGCGCACGCCCTTGTCTACTAGCATGGACGGCGACTTCGACACTGGTAACGTTCGTTACAAGTCTCGCGAGCGTTATTCGTTCGGCTGGTCTGACCCTCTGGGTATGTTCGGCAGCTCTGGTTCTAACTAATCTTAGAACCTGTGAGAGAAGGGGCTTCGGCCCCTTTTCTTTTGCCCATTTTGGGTGTATATTCAACCCATCTAGGAACCTTCCGAGCGTCAGACTGGCCTAGCAGACGACATGCAGACGGGCGCTCATCAACTCGCATGTGAGGAAATCATCATGGCACAAACTTCTTTTTCCGGCCCAGTTAATTCTGATAATGGCTTTACTGGTAACTTAACTGGCAACGTAACTGGTAACGTCACAGGCTTTGCAACTCTCCCAACATACACAGTGACCTCTGCTAACGCTTTGTCTACAAAGCCAGCCGGCAAAATCATCTACGTGTCTAACGGTTTGGCTGGCGCTCCATGTATCGCTGTTGGTGATGGTACAAACTGGATTTCTCCAGCCGGCACAGCTATTGCATCTGCCTAATTGATCTTTGGGGCTTCGGCCCCTTTTTAAAAGGAGATTGATATGGGTATGCAAACTGACGTTTTGTCATCCTCTGCGGCGGCAAACGGAACAACCACAATCTTTGCTGGTCCAACTCGCATCAAAGCCGTAACAATCAGCTATCCAAGTGGTGGCACAGTTGTTTTAAATGATGGCACTGCGGGCACTGCAAAGTTTTCTTTCACAGCTCCAGCTACGGCCGGTAGTGTGCACATCCTTTTCCCCGGAGAAGGCATCAAGTGCAACACAAACGTCTCTGCTGTGTGCGCTGCATCAACAACAGCTGTAGTGTTTTATGGCTGATGAAAAGTCTTTCAGCGTAGCTGGGCGTCGCCTGATGGTGGCTATTCCAGCCTACGATGGCAAGCTGAATATCAAGTCGGCGTTTGCTCTGGCCAACCTTGCAGCTCAAACTGCACAGGCCGGGGTGACGCTGTACTTGACTCAAGTTTCCGGTTGCTCGCTTATCACCAAGGCGCGCAATATGTTGGTTGCCGACTTCCTTGCTTCGGACGCCACAGACCTTCTCTTCGTGGATGCCGACGTTATCATCACCGCTGATGATGTAATGCGTCTATTGGCTCTGAGCGGAGACAAGGACATCACAGCTGGAGCGTACCCACGTCGCTCCAAAGACAAGAAATTCTTCACTGACCTCCACTTTACCGATGACGGCAAGCTTGAGTTTGCTGACGGCATGCTGCGCGTCAAGCGCATCGGTACGGGGTTCATGCTGATTCGTCGCCATGTGCTTGAAACATTGCGTGACAGGCACCCAGAGTGGCGTTGTTACAACAATGTACTGGAGCGAGACGAACATGCCATCTTCGACTTCCAAATCCAAGACGGTGAGTATTACGGAGAAGATTACACCTTTTGTAACCGTGCGGCTGAAGAAGGATTTACTGTGCATCTGGACACGGACATCAATCTACCGCATGTCGGCACGGAAGAGTTTGCCAGCCATTTTGGTGAAGAGGTTCTCAAGCCGTTAATTGAACACTATGGGGTGGGTCAGTAATGGACATTTCAACATTGTGGAGCGCAGCGCTTACCATCATCATGGCTTTGCTGGGGTTTATCGTGAGGGCAAAAGATGCCGAACTCAAAGAAACAAAAGATGAGCTCGCCAGAGTCACCATCCTTGTCAACCGTACCCGCGAAGAAGTCGCAAAAGAGTACGTCACAAAAGTCGAAGTCCACGCAGACATTAACCGGGTCTTGGACCGGCTTGATCGCTTGGATGAAAAATTGGACAGGCTTATGGAGTCTAAACATGCCGGCAAAGAGTGAAGCACAAAAGAAACTGATGGACGCTGCGGCGCACAACCCAGCATTTGCCAAGAAAGTTGGCATCCCGTCTAAGGTGGCCAAGGATTTCAGCGAAGCCAGTGTTGGCATGAAATTCAAAAAAGGTGGCGCAACAGCCCAACCTGCGCGACAATCTGTCAACGAAACCAAAACCAATCACGGCGATCAGTCGTTATTTTCCAAAGGCGGTAAAACTATGGACAAAGCAGACATCAAACAGGACAAAGCCATCGTGAAGAAGGCTTTCAAAATGCACGACAAGCAATCTCATGAAGGCAAGAAAACAGACTTGACCAAGCTGGCTCGTGGCGGCGGCATTGAGAAAAAAGGCAAGACCAAAGGTACTATGGTCAAAATGTGTGGTGGCGGCAAAGCCAAGAAATAAGGAAAGATCATGGCAACAAAACGCAAAGTGCGTCGCTTCGATGAAGGTGGCATGACAGATGAAGAAGTGGCATCGTTTGCTGGCACACCGGAGAACGACAGCAATGCAGGCATGGCTGAGGCCACAAAAGAGCCTGAAACAAAAACTCGTACATTCAAAGAAGCTTTTGCAGCAGCTCGTAAGTCTGGTGACAAAGTGTTTGAGTGGAATGGCAAGAAGTACACATCGGACTTGGCGACTGACAAAAAGACAGAGCCTCGCGTCAATGGTCGCACGTTTGCTGAAGATGTTGCAGAGCGTAAGAAAAACGCTGTTGCAACCAGCATGGCCCGTAACGAAAACTATGGCAACGAAGGTCGTCGTCAAGTCAACAAGCCAACAGGTCGCGGTGTGATTAACACCAGCAACTTGGACAAGAACACGCTGTTGCCCAAGATGGCAAAGGGTGGCTCTGTGAGTTCGGCTTCTCGCCGTGCAGACGGTATCGCCTCTAAAGGCAAAACAAAAGGACGGATGGTGTAATCATGGCAGACATCGAATTTTCCCCAGATCAAGATATGAGCAACGTGTCTCCACAAGATGTGGCAGATGCAAAGGCGCGCGCCAAGGCCAGCAAAGCCTACAAGAAGGCTCAAACATATCCTGAGAAGATGGCAGGTGGTGGCAAGGTCTCTAGCGCCAGCAAACGCGCTGACGGCTGTGCTGTTAAAGGCAAGACTCGCGGCAAGGTGCTGTGATGCGTCCGAGCCGTGGTATGGGCGCAATTGCCCCCAGCAAAATGCCTACCGGCGTGCGTAAGGCTCGCCGTGATGACACTGACTTTACTGAGTACGCCAAAGGCGGAGAGGTGTGGTCAAAGCCACGGCCAAGCAAATTGGGTGCACCAAAGAAGCTGAGCTCTGCAAAGAAGGCTTCTGCAAAGGCGGCAGCTAAAAAGGCTGGCCGTTCTTACCCCAACCTGATTGACAACATGCGTGCAGCAAAAGGCTAATCATGGCTAAGAAGACCCCCTCTTTGTCTGTTGGTCGTGGCGAAAAGTTACCAGTATCTAAGGGTGCAGGCTTAACAGCCAAAGGCCGTGCCAAATACAATGCAGCTACAGGCAGCAACTTGAAAGCCCCACAACCACAAGGTGGCGCGCGCAAGAAGTCGTTCTGTGCTCGTATGTCCGGGATGCCCGGCCCAATGAAGGACGAGAAGGGTAAGCCTACTCGTAAAGCAGCGTCTCTGGCGCGATGGAAGTGTTAAATGGCAACAACATCCGGGAAAACAGTATTTAACTTGGACTTGTCCGAGCTGATTGAAGACGCGTTTGAGCGTTGCGGTCAAGAGCTGCGCACCGGATATGAGATGCGCACAGCCCGTCGTTCGTTGAACCTTTTGACGATTGAGTGGGCCAACCGTGGCATTAACTTGTGGACGATTGAGCAAGGTCAGATCGTGATGAACACTGGCCAAGCTATGTACGCAATCCCATCCGACACGATTGACCTGTTGGACACCGTTACCCGTACAGGGTCTGGCGAGACACAAAGCGACGTTACCGTTAGCCGCATCTCTGAGCCAACGTACATGAGCATTCCAAACAAGAATGCTACCGGCCGCCCAGTGCAAGTGTGGGTGAACCGTCAAACAGGCTTGGTCAATGCGACTACAGCAACTTTGAGCGGCGACATCACCAGCACAGACACAACAATCACTGTGTCAGATGCAAGTCAGCTTGCAACAGCTGGCTTCATCAACATTGGCGCTGAGACCATTGCATATCAAAACGTGTCCGGCAATCAGTTGTTGAATTGCTTCCGTGGTCAGAACAACACCACAGCAGCAGCTCATTTGTCAGGTGCCGCAATCTCTGTGGCAAACCTGTCGTCTATTAACGTTTACCCTACACCTAGCGCGCCCGGTAACCAGTACACCTTTGTGTATTACCGCATGCGTCGCATCCAAGATGCAGGTGGAGGCGTGAACATCCAAGACATCCCGTTCCGTTTGCTGAATTGCATGGTTGCTGGCCTTGCCTTCTATCTGTCTCAAAAGCTGCCCGGTGCTGAAGCTCGTATGCCATGGCTGAAGTCTGAGTACGAAGAGCAGTGGTTGTTGGCATCGACAGAAGACCGCGATAAGGCTTCAGATCGCTACGTGCCAAGGAACATGTTCTATGCCTAATCGTTTTGCCAGCGGCAAGTACAGCATTGCGGAATGTGACCGATGCGGTCAGCGCTACAAGCTGAAGGAGCTGCGCAAGCTTACGATCAAGACAAGACAGGTGAGCATCAAGGTTTGCCCTGAGTGTTGGGAAGAAGACCAGCCGCAGCTGCAAATCGGTATGTACCCTGTGAACGATCCGCAGGCGGTGCGCGAGCCACGTCCTGATACCAGCTATACGGCTTCCGGTACAACTGGGCTGCAATTGAACCTGACGGGCGGCCCAACGCCTCAAGGTGAAGGCTACCCATCAGAGGGCAGCCGCGACATACAATGGGGTTGGAATCCAGTTGGTGGAGCCAGCTTTTTTGATGAGCTTATGACACCAAACTACTTGGCTTTGGCTGTAGAAGTTGGTACAGTAAGCGTAACCGTAACTTGAAATCGAACCCGAACCGTTCGGGTTCCCATAGGAGCTAATCATGGCGTTTAAAAAAGCAGCAGACGGCGTTGCCAAAAAGGGTAAGACCGAGGGCAAAAACTTGGGCGACAGCGGCCCCACAGTTGGCATTCAAGGCGGTAAAGCTGGCAAAGGCGGCGGCAAGACCAATGAAGAAATGATGAAGTTGGGTCGTGGCTTGGCTAAAGTTGCCAACCAGAAACGGAGCAAATAATGGCTACCAAGAAAAACAACAAACCTGCAATGGCCTATGCTGGCCGTGCAAAAGAAGGCTTGCAAGCTTTGGCAGCTAAGCCAAACAAAAGCAAGCTTGACCAATACGATGTGAGCGTTGGCAACATCAGCAAGTCTGCTGGTGACGAGCCTGCCAAGACATCTGGCATCAAGATTCGCGGCACTGGTGCTGCAACCAAGGGCTTGTATGCCCGTGGACCAATGGCATAAGCATGACCTACGACGAACTTTACGCAGCGATTCAGTCTTACACGGAAAACCAGTTTCCTGAGACTTACCTTGCTAGTGGAACGGCTGTGTCTACAAAGACGCAGATTGACACGTTCATTAAGCAAGCGGAGCAGCGCGTGTTTAACACGGTGCAGTTCCCTTCGCTGCGAAAGAACGTCACAGGTATCACGACGCTCAACAACAAGTACCTGTCATGCCCCAATGACTTCTTGGCGGCCTACTCTCTGGCTGTTGTAGATGGCACAGGAGCATACGAGTACCTGTTGAACAAAGACGTGAACTTCATCCGTCAGGCGTACCCAACGCCAACGGATACCGCCATCCCAAAATACTACGCGCTTTTCGGTCCAACCACCTCTGGTGAGACGATCACAAACGAGCTGTCGTTTATTCTTGGCCCAACACCAGATGCTGCGTACACAGTCGAGCTCCACTATTACTACTACCCAACGTCCATCGTGGACTCGTTGGATGGTCATTCTTGGTTGGGCGACAACTTTGATTCTGTGTTGTTGTACGGCTCTCTTGTTGAAGCTTACACGTTCATGAAGGGCGAGCAGGATATGGTGACGTTGTACAACACCAAGTACAACGAAGCTCTTGGAATGGCAAAACGCTTGGGCGATGGTATGGAGCGTCAAGACGCTTATCGTTCTGGTCAATACCGTCAACAGGTGATATAAGATGGCACTTCAACAAGGCGCAACAAATGCGTTTAAGGTGGCTTTGGCATCTGGTGACATTGACTTTTCAATGCCCGGAGCAGCGCCGTTTAAGATTGCTCTGTACACTGGGGCCGCATCGCTTGGTCCAGAGACAAGCACATACACATCAGCTGGTGAAGTTGTTGCAACAGGCTACACAGCCGGCGGTGAAGAGCTAACAATTTCACAGGTGCCGACCATTGGCGACCAAACAGGAAATGCAACAGCATATTTGTCTTTTGCAAATGTGACTTGGAATGCTGCGTTTACCGCGCGCGGAGCTTTGATCTATCGTGATCTTGGAGCTTCAACGGTCACTGTTTGCGTGCTGGATTTTGGCGGCGACAAGACTTCAACATCAACTTTCACTGTGCAGTTCCCTGCGGTAACAAGCACATCTGCAATCATTCGTATCGCATAAGGAGCTCACATGTTTTCCGAAAAAGCAAACTCTGCTGAACAATTCAATGCTGGCTTGGTTGCCGCAACAAAATCTGACGACCGCGTTGCTGGCGGTGGTGTGTTTCACTTTCAGTGCTTTGATAAAGACGGCAATCTGAAGTGGGAAGAAAGCACGCACAACCTCGTTGTGAACGAGGGTTTGCAGAACATGAACACCCAGTATTTCAAAGGCAGCTCTTACACCGCTGCGTTCTACATGGGTTTGGTCACAGGCCCCGGGTCTGGTACGGCTTACGCCGCAACAGACACTTTGGCATCGCACGCTGGTTGGACTGAGTACACCGACTATTCTGGCGCACGTAAAGCCATGTCTTTTGGCTCTGCCACTTCCGCTGATCCTTCTGTGATTGCCACTGCTTCTGCCGTAAGCTTTACGATCAGTGGTTCTGGCGGCACAGTTGCTGGCGCGTTTGTGTGCACAGTGTCTAGCGGCACTTCTGGTGTGTTGTTCTCTGAGGCGGATTTCCAATCGCCCGGCGACCGCGTTGTAGTGTCAGGCGACACATTGAACGTGACATACACATTCAGCCTCGACGCAGCCTAATACACAGGGAGGTTCCCTGTGCTTGGGTTCACCCCACTTGCCGTTGTTCCGCTTGCTGTAGCCACTTCTCAAGCAGCTTACTTAGCTGAGATAGTTGACGGCTTACTGGCAAGTGATACCGCGCCTGTGGCGGTCGCAATCTTTACCCCATACCTAACCGAAACAAGCACCGTTACCGACGTGGTAGCGGTCGCAGCGTCCGTTTTCTCGGCAGCAATTTCTGACAGTTCAACAACATCTGAAACTGTTTCTGCGCTGATCGACTTCGCCTGTGCGATTGATGAAGGTGGTGCAGCTTCTGAGACTGTTGCTGCGCAAGCGGATTTGCTCGGGGTGATCGCGGAGACGGCAGCAGGCGCGGACATAGTTTCTGCCCTTGCCGTCTTCGTTGGCGCGATAGCAGAAACAGGCACCGTTACAGACACGATGGTGGGGAATTTGGCGTACTCTTGTGCGCTTGCAGAAAGTGTGACAGGAACCGCAACGTCAAGTGCGTTGGTGGAGTTCCTTGCTTCATTTGTAGCCGCAGCTACAGGGGCAGATACATCCAGCGCAACAGCTTCATTTTCCGTTAATTTCGCGGCGTCAGCGACTGCCGCCGATAGTGCAAGTGTCGCACCTTCTGTGTTCCATGCAGCGGTGTTAGACAGTGCGGTGGTAACGGTACAGTTCTTGGCATCGGCGGTGTTTTTCGCTACCATGCAGGGCAGCGCGGCAGCGGCGGACCAAATTGTTGCTAGGTTCCTTTGGGAGCTTATTGACGACGAACAAACAGCCAATTGGAGCGGCGTTAGTACAGCACAAGCAGCAAGTTGGAGTACGATCAATGACGCGCAAGACGGAACTTGGGCGACAATCAACAATGCGCAAACGCCGGGTTGGAGCGTGGTATATGACGCGCAATCAGGAACATGGACCGTCATCGGTACAGACAACGTATAAAGGCATGAGATGGCTATTGTTTTAAAAGACCGCGTAAAAGAAACCACAGCTACAACAGGCACGGCTGATTTTGTTCTTGGCGGCTCTTCGTCTGGATACGACTCATTCTCTGTGATCGGTGCAAACAACTTCACCTATTACTGTTGCTACGACCAAGCCACAGGTGATTGGGAAGTTGGTATCGGCCAGTACACGACGGCGGCTGGCGGGACGCTGGTGCGCGACACGGTCCTTGACAACAGCGCGGCTACCACAAACAAGATTTCTTTTGCTTCCGGTCCAAAAGACCTGTTTATCACATACCCAGCCAAGAAAGCTATCTACGAAGAAGCGTCTGGCAACGTCTTGATTGACGGCGGCCCGATCACGGTTGTTGGTAATGGCGTCACTGGGTACACAACATTCTCCGCCGCGCTTGGCGAGATGTACGGCAATGTGGATTCGTTTGCGCAGCTTTATGCACGCAACTTGAACGATGGTGCAGAAGCCTCCGCTGACATGATCGTCTACCGTGACAACACGGTTTCTGATTCAGCCAACTTCATGGACATGGGCATCAACAGCTCAAACTTCTCGTCCTTGACTTGGCCGATCTTCACTGCGGGCTCGATGTACCTGTATGGTGACGGCGGTGAGATGTTTGTCGGTAGTGGTACTGACGACTTGATTTTCTTCACTGGCGGTGTAACGCCTGCTGACGAAGCCGCACGCTTTGACAAGCTCACAAAAGAACTGACCACAACGGCCAGCATCAACGTGACAGGCGACGTGAACGCGCAGGGTGGCACTTTTACTGCGCCTGTTACAACCACTTCGTCGATGACGTCTCCCGCGACAAATGAGTTTGTGACTAAAGCGTATGTGGATAACGCAGCATCCGCTGGCTTGACCGTGCACCCCGCAGTGCGCGTGGAAGCAATTGGCAACCTTAACGCCACGTACAACAACGGAACCGCAGGTGTTGGAGCCACACTGACAAACGCCGGGACGCAGACCGCTTTGGTTTTGGACGGCATAACTATGGCCGTAAATGACCGCGTGCTGGTCATGGACCAAACCAACCAAACACAAAACGGCGTGTATGTCGTCACCAACATCGGTTCAGGCTCTACAAACTGGGTGCTGACACGTGCTTCGGATGCAAACACGTATGGAGTGAACAATCCTAACGCACTCGACGAAGGAGCGTATTTCTTCGTTCAGGAGGGGGACACTGCGGCGTTCGAGTCGTACACCTGCACGACTGTAGGCGTGATTACTTTTGGCACCACAAACATCACGTTTAGCCAGTTCAGTTCTGTCCCTCAATACGTGGTTAACTCGCCTTTGCAGTTGAGCGGAAATACCCTGTCGTTGACCACCGTTCCAGCCACGCTGGGCGGTACAGGTACGGCTACGGTGGCCACAGGTGATTTGCTGTACGGCTCCGCTACCAATACATGGTCAAAGCTTCCTGTTGGTTCCGCATACAAGTCCTTGGTTGTCAATGGCTCCGGCACAAACGTTGAGTGGAATGGTGTAGCCCTTGACCAATCAGGCGCAGTGTCTGGCTCTTTACCAGCAACCAACGGTGGTACAGGACAGAACGCATACGCAGTTGGCGACATGCTGTATTCGCCATCGACAAACACACTGACTGTTCTGTCCGGCAACACAACCACAACCAAGAAATTCTTGGGACAAACAGGTACGGGCACAGGCTCTGCTGCTCCCGTATGGCAACAACCCGCCGCGTCTGACATCACAGGCTTGGCCGCATCGGCCACCACAGACACAACCAACGCTTCCAACATTTCTAGCGGTACGCTCGGCACAGCACGGTTGTCTGGCAGTTATACCGGCATCACTGGCGTTGGTACGCTGGCTGCTGGAACTTGGAACGCAAGCACCATTGGCCCGACTTACGGCGGCACAGGGTTTGCGTCATACGCCGTGGGTGATCTGCTGTATGCGAACACAACCACTTCGTTGGCCAAACTGGCCGACGTCGCGGTAGGCAATGCACTCATCTCTGGAGGTGTCAGTTCGGCTCCTTCATGGGGCAAGATCGGTTTGGCTACGCATGTGAGTGGCACGTTACCCCTTGCTAACGGCGGTACAGGGCAGGCTTCGGCACAAGCAGCGATGAACGCCCTTGCTGGCGCGACAACAGCAGGGCAGTATTTGCGTGGTGACGGCACCAACGTAACGATGTCCGCGATTCAAGCGTCCGACATCCCATCTCTTAGCGGAACGTATTTGCCGTTGACTGGCGGTACGTTGACTGGAACGTTGACTGGCACGACCATTGCTGGGACTTTTCAAAGTACAAACGCACGTATTTACTTTACCGCAGCAGATGCTGACGGAGGCAGCTTCGCGTTACTTGGCCTCAATTGGGGCGGGACCGCAGGCACCTACAAAAACTTTGAGGTCTATGACTATGTAAATGGTCGCTCAATGATGAAGTTGTTTGGTGATACGCGCAACTTGCAAGTGTTTGGCGCTTGTAACCCAGAAGCATCCTCAACACTGACAGCATCCACATGGTTAAAGTGGGCGCTTGTGACATCCGGCGTCACAGCGCAAGCACGCCTAGGTTCGGACGGCAACGGCCTTAACTTCACCACCAACGCATTGTTTAGCGGTTCGTGGGTCGAAGACGATCCAGCCAAGAAAAAGTTTGCGTACATCCAGCATCTTGGTAATGGCCGTCATGAGTGGCGCACGGCTGCCGCAGGCACTGGCGTTTCTTGGGTGACCAGCCTTACGGCGGATGAAAACGGTGCAGCAGTTACAGGCACGCTTTCTGCCACAGGTGCAATCACACAAAACGGGTATCAGGTGCTTAATGCGGCTAACTACGGTAGTTACGCAGCGCCGCGTTATGAGCTGTACGTTGACCAAAGCTCTGATTCCACCACACGCTATTACCTAGTTGCGTTCATTAGCACAAACAACGGTAGCGTGTTTATTCGCGGCAACATCGGCGGTCATGACGGACCAGCAGGTGGTAGCCAAGGTGCGGCGTCTATCAATCTATCAGTATTCTCTCGTGGAGGCTCCATTCCGGTTCAAGGGTATGTAGGTGGCAACATCGGCAACCAAGATTTGCTTGTGTATAAAGACGCGAGCAATAACGTCAGCATATATGTAAAGACGACTGTTTGGGCCTTGGTGGATATTACGTATGGTGGCACCGGCGGTTCCACGTTATATAACGCGCCTTCGTATTCAACGACTGCGCCAAGTGGAACACTTGTTTGGGCGGCAAGCTCGAACCAAGCCTCGTCTACAACTGGGGTAAACATTACAGGCGCATTAAGCGCAACAACAGGAACTTTTTCTGGGCTTGTCACGTCGGGCGGTAATAACGGATTTGCCAACGCAACTTGGTCCGCTGGCGTCCGTAACCCAATTTGGTATTTTGGCAATGCTACTAGCTACGGTATTAGCTATTATCAAGGTTCGTCCGGTATCGGCGGCGCTGATACTATTGGGATTCATCCAAACGGAAACGTTACAGCGACAGGAGCGGCTTTTGCTGTTACACCATCAAATGCGTATGTAAACAACAACATTGTTTTAAACGCAAGCAACTACACCTCGTACAGCCCCTCCCTTACCGGCTCCGGTGCTTCTGGTACTTGGGGTATTGGTATTACTGGAAATGCTGCAACTGCAACAGTACATAACGCAACAAAAATTGCCGTCACTGCGGCTAACACTTACTCGACAACGGTCACCCTTGACGGTACTGCGTACAAGCATTTCAGAGTCGTTATCAGCAACTACACCAACTCGACTGCAACTACATCGACAAACTATGTGCGCGTCACATTCAAAGATTCTGCGAACGCAACTTTTAGCGATGCACGGGGTGGCGGCAGCTACTATTACAGCGTCACGACAGGTACTGTGCCGTCAAACAGCGTTTACCAAGCTAATTCGTTTGCGACAGCTATTTTCTCGGGCATGTTTTCGCAAAGCCCAGTGATTCCATACAGCACCACAAGCCCGTTGAAATCGACGATAGAAATGGATATTTATGTCGGCGGCTCAAGTTCAAACGATTTGACCGTTTTCTATCGTGGCATGAACGGCGGCACGTACTGGTTTGGTGAACTGCGCGGTGCGTTTAGCGCAGCGTTTAACCGAATCGTCATAGATAATACTGGCGGTTGGGCTCAAACGTGTGACGTGGCTGTATACAGCTTCCAGTAAAGGGATAAAAATGTTGAAATGTGTAGACGGCGTGTACATGGAAATGACACCCGAGGAAATTCAAGAGTTGCACGAAGCTAACGCGGCGTTTAATGCCCAACAACAGGCAAAAATGCCCGAGGTAGCAAAGCAACAAGCCAAGCAGTTACTTGTTGACACCGATTGGTCGCAACTTCCCGACGTTGCAGAAACGTTGCTCAACAAGGCTGAGTTTGACGCGTATCGAGCGGTGGTGCGAAAAATTTTGTTAGCGCCTGTAGCGGAGCCTGTTTGGCCAGACAAACCTTTAGCGCAATGGGCTACCTAAAAACTGTGGCTTCTATCATAATACCCAGTAACTAAGGACAGAAAATGGCATCTACATACTCTCCCGATCTTCGCATTGAACTCATTGGCACCGGCGACCAAGCAGGCGTGTGGGGTGTTACAACCAACTCCAATCTTTCGACAGTGCTGGAGTCCGCAATTGCAGGGTATACATCGGTCTCGGTCATCGCATCAAGCCAAGCCCTTACCGCAAATTACGGTTCGACAGATGAGGCGCGGTATGCGTCAATCGCCTTGACGACAACCACAGGAGCGAACTTCGCGGTATATGCTCCTCCATCACCAAAACAATACGTCATTTACAACGCATCCAGTTACACCGCAACAATCTACAACTCGACTGTGTTGGGTAACACCACTGCGGCTGGCACAGGCGTGGCCATCCCTGCGGGTAAGACGATGACAATTTGGAGCGACGGTACAAACTTTGCGCAGCAAAACACACACCTTATCTCAGCCACGTTGGCCAGCCCGACACTGACAACTCCAGCGCTTGGTACACCATCGTCTGGCACTTTGACAAACGCTACAGGGCTGCCTCTTACTACGGGTGTTACAGGAACGCTTCCCGTTGGCAATGGTGGTACGGGTGCAACAACTTTTACCTCAGGTGCGCTGCTCAAAGGCGCAGGCACTTCGGCAGTTAGTACGGCCAGTGCCTCCGACATCGTTGGGCAAATTGGCTCGACAGCAGTTACAAACGCAACAAACGCAACAAACGCGACAACCTCCACAACACAATCAGCGAAAGACGCTACAACCGCAATTGCCACCACAGCATTCGCTGATCGTTTCCGTTCGTTTTTTACTGGCAGCACAAGTGGTACGGCGGCTGTTTCTGATCGAGGGTGCCTACTGATTGCAACAAGCAATATCACAGTGCCTTCGGCCACGTTTGCAGCAAACGATGCGTTCACCATCATCAACAACACTGCAAGCAGCATCAACATTACGCAAGGCTCAGGTTTGTCGATGTATTGGGCGGCGGTGGGCACAGGCACCCGCAGCTTAGCCGCACGCGGCGTGGCCACTGTTATTTTTGTCGATGCTTCGACTTGCTACATCATCGGCGCAGGACTCGCATAATGACTATCGCACTTGCCGCATCCGCCAGAAATCTTGCCTTCTATGGAAGTCTGACACTGACAGGGACTTCCACGGGTGCAAGCAACACAATCACGCCGAGCAGTTTTTCTGGGTTTTCTAGTGCGCGTGCAGGAAGCCGCATTTACTACATAACTGTTGATAGTGGAGCGGTGCGCTGGGGGTATTGGCAGAGTTCGTACAAATACGGTTTGGAGCTAGCCGCTTTTACGGCTGGGGATTTGATTGTCATCACCAACAACGGTGTGATCGCTGGCTCTGGCGGCAACGGCGGCTCCGCTTCGATTGGGGGCGACGGCTTTTCCGCTATTAGCTTGGCCCCTTTGGTTGCCGGTGTAACCGTGTTCGTCACAAATAACGGAACTATTGCTGGCGGCGGTGGGGGTGGCGGCGGAGGCTCAGGAAACGCTGTGGCTGGCGGTGGCGGTCAAGGTTCTGGCGCAAGTAACAGTTATGGCGGTGCAAGTTCGTGGAATACAACAGGCACTAATGGTTCTGCTTTTGCTCCCGGAACGGGTGGCGGTGGCGGTACTGTGCTCAACGGAACAGGCGGAACTGCAAACGTAGGGGTTTACCCCTCAAGCACCACCGCCTATCAGTACGGTACTGGTGGCGGGGGCGGCGGTTCCGCAGGTATTTACGCTTCAACAGGCCCAAGCGATGCAGTAACTGTGACTGGGGGCGCTGGTGGTGGCCCGGGTGTTGCTGGTGCAAATGGCTCCGTTTCTGGCGTTACCGGCTCCCCGATATACAGCGCTGGTGGCGGTGGCGGGGGTTGGGGTGCCGCTGGTGGCACAGGTATCTCATCTAGCGGCGCTACTTATGCTGGTGGTGCAGCGGGGCGTGCGATTTCTACAACTTCTGCTTTTGTTAACGTTGTCAACAACGGAACAATTTACGGGGCGTACTGAATGTGGACCCAATCAGCCTTCTTCTCATGGCCCAAAGCGCTGTTGCTGCAATCAGCACCGGCTGCCAAATGCTCAAAGAGGGGAAGGCTGAGATCGACAAGTTCAAGTCAACTGTTGAAGGCGGCGTAAAAAATGCTCAAGCTATCTACAAGGAAGTTACGGGACTTTGGGGTTGGATTAAAGGTCTACTGGGAGGCACACAAACTCCTGCAAAACCTACGCAAATCACACCTACAAAACAACTCAACGACATCAATGTCGCTGACACCACAAAAAGTTCTAAAAAAACAAAAAAGCAACCAGAACCAGAGCTGAGTTACGAGGAGTTCCAAGCGCGTCAGGTTCATGAAATCTGCGAAAATTTGAAGGTCTATTTCGAGGCGATACGCCAACTGAAAATGCACTGCCGGGAGCTTGAGCACCAGTCTCTAACGACAGAGAAGGTTGCCGATAGTGCGATTGATCGAATTGAACTAGAGTGGCAAATGCGCCAGCTATCTAACCAGCTCAATCACGCGATGGTTTGGGGGACACCGCAGGACTTGGGCCTTGGTGCCATGTACGAGAACTTTCTCAAGATGTACGACCAGATTCTTGAAGAGCAAGAATACGCACGGTTGTTGAAAGTCAAAAAAGAACGAGATTCAGCATGGCAACAAGACCTTCTGCGCAGACACAGAATCGACCGGGCAATTACGGGAGTAACGGTGCTGGTGGCAGTAATGTGGATGTGGGGCACGCTGCTATCGCTCGGATGGCTCGTGAAGACACCCGGTGGTTTGTGGTTGCTGTTGTCATCCTTTCTATCGTTCTCTTCCTAGCCCTGCCGCTTTCGCTGCTAGTTCTTGTGGAGACGGCTAAGATGAAGTCTGATGTACAGTACGAGATGCAACAGATGAAAAAGCTGCGCCAAGATTTAAAGGAGAGCTATGCGAAGCCTAGTCCTGCTAAGCCTGCTTCTAGCCCTGATGGGTTGTGAGGAGCGATACCGCTATCATTGCCAAGACCCAGCAAATTGGAACGAAGCACGATGCCAGCGTCCAAAGTGTCTGTTCACACAAGACTGTCCAGACTATCTCGTAGCACCTATCTTGGAGAAACAAAATGCTGTTCAACAAGCACCCGAAACAGCCTCGGCCCCTGCTAACCGCTGAAGAGTTTGAAGTCCGCATCTGGGGCTTTGTCGTTGTGATTGTCACGCTGGTCTTGGCTGGCATCGTTGCGTTCATGTTGTACAGCTTGGCCTACGTGACGCAACCCATAAAAACTATGGCTCCGATGGATCAAGCGTTTGCCAAGATGTTGAACGACATTGTGCTGTTGATCGTTGGCGGCATTGGTGGCGTGATGTCCAAGAAGGGTGTGCAGTCCATCTCGGAGAGCATGGCTTCTAAACAGGTGCCTCCATCCCCACAGCCCCAAGCCGTAGCGCCTAGTATCAGCCCCGCGCCTACGGCTTCCTCGGGCTTGTTTGGTTTTGATTTCAACGGCTTCAAGAATCCTGAGCTGGATGAGACATGGCGACCCGGCCCGCCACCCGAGACTCCGGCCGATTACCTTGACCCGCACCGTGAGGACATCGCAAATGAGCGAGCCGCAGCCAAGGAACACACATGAAGAACCTGTACGTGAGTATTGGACTTATCCTTGCGCTTGCTGGCGTATACGGGTACGGACACCATGCAGGTTATGTGGAAAAGGAGACGGAGGACAGTCTGGAGATTGCCCGTCTCAACCAAGAGATGACAAAGCAAAAGGATGAGCAAGATGCCAAAGATGCCAACACCAAGCAAGAGTTTGAAAATAAGCTTTCTGGGATTCTGTCTTCTCGCCCAAGGCTGTACGTCCCCATCACCTCCAAGGGTGGATGTGCCACCGCTACCACCAACGATGGTCAAGCGCGAGCCGAACTTGACGGACAGACTGTTGAAGACCTTATCAAGCTCGTCGCTGAAGGCGACAGAGCCATCATCGAGCTCAACTCCTGCATCGACCGCTACAACCAAGTGAGGGAGACCTTAGATGGTAAACGCTGAGCAACTCCAACGCCTGCACATTGGCCCAGAGTGGGTAAAGCCGCTGAATGACACATTCACGCGCTTTCAAATCGTCACACCTCGTCAGCAGGCTGCATTCATTGGCCAGTGCCAACATGAGTCAGGCAACTTCAAACTCCTCAAAGAAGGTTTGAGCTACTCCGCTGAGCGCTTGATGAAAGTCTGGCCCAAACGCTTCCCCACCTTAGAAAGTGCGCAACCCTATGCTCGAAATGAGAAAGCGCTCGCCAATAAAGTCTACGCTAATCGCATGGGCAATCGTGATGAGTCTAGCGGTGATGGGGCTCGTTTTTGTGGTCGTGGTTGCATTCAGCTCACTGGCTCTAGCGCTTACTACCAAGCTGGAAAAGCTCTGGGTGTGGACTTGTGGGCTGACCCAACGGTTGTGGCAACACCTGAATACGCCGCTTTGACTGCTGGCTGGTTCTGGTCAACGCACAAGTGCAACGAGTTGGCCGAGGCTGGTGACTGGGTTAAGCTCACCAAGGTCATCAACGGCGGCACAGTCGGCCTTGACGACCGCATCAAACACATCAACGAAGCCCTTGCCGTGCTTGGTGCTTAATGGGAAAATCCCGCCATGCCCCTCCAAAAACTGCAATTTAGACCCGGCGTCAACCGAGAATCCACAACACTTGCCAACGAAGGCGGGTGGTTTGAGTGCGACAAAGTTCGCTGGCGCTCGGGCTATCCTGAAAAGATCGGTGGCTGGGTTCAAGACTCCGGCACCTGCAATGCAACACTGACCCCTACTGTTGGCAACTACTGGGGCGTGTGCCGTTCAATGTGGAACTGGAACTCGCTTGCAGGCCGCAACTATTTGGCGCTCGGCACCAACCTCAAATACTACATTCAGAACGGGCCGGGGGGCCAGTATTACGATGTAACGCCGATCCGTGACACAGCAACAGGCGTAACAAGCGCGTTCACTGTCACCGCTGGCTCAAATGTTGTGACGGTCACCGATGCAAACCACGGCGCTCAAACAGGCGACTTTGTGACGATCACTTACGTTGGTGGAGCTATCGGCGGTATGCCAGCAGCGGCCATTAATGGTGAGCATCAAGTCACCTATATCAGCACAAGCCAGTACAGCTTTGTGGCATCGTCACCAGCAACAAGCAGCGCCGGGCCAACAGGCACCGCTGACTTTGCGTACCAGATCACAACTGGGCTTGACATCTACACAGTGGCAGCAGGTTGGGGTGCTGGTGGATGGGGCGGCGCTAACGTTGGGGGTACGAGCACCGGTTGGGGTCAGGCGGCCTCGACTGGCGGTGTTGGTCAGCAGTTGCGTCTTTGGAGCGAATCAAACTACGGCGAAGATTTGATCTTCAACCCACGCGGCGGTGCGTTGTACTACTGGTCGGTGAACGCCAACCCAAACATTTTTGACCGTGGCGTCATCATGAAAGCAGGCACCACCGTCAATGGCGCAACGATGGATAGTACGTCGCCATCGGTTGCCAACTTGGTCATGGTGTCCGACTCTTCACGCTTTGTAATCGCCTTTGGCACCAATGATCCGTCTGGCGCGTTGTTTAGTGCAACACAAGACCCTTTGCTGATCCGCTGGTCTGCGCAAGAAGAGTACAACACGTGGACTCCCGCCGTTACAAACCAAGCAGGCGATTACCGACTGAGTAACGGCTCTGAGATCATCACTGCACAGCAGACCCGCCAAGAAATTTTGGTGTTCACAAACTCGGCCGTGTACTCCATGCAGTACCTTGGCCCCCCGTACGTCTGGGGCTTCCAGATCATGGGTGAGAACATTTCTATTGCTGGCCCGAATGTGGTGGCCACGGCCAACAACGTCACCTACTGGATGGGTGCTGACAAGTTCTATATGTACTCAGGCCGCGTGGAGACTTTGCCGTGCACATTGCGCCAGTACATCTACGACGACATCAACATGCTCCAGTCGTATCAGTTCTTTGCTGGCACGAACGAAGGCTACAACGAGGTGTGGTGGTTCTACTGCTCAGCCAACAGCAACACAATCGACAAGTACGTGGTGTACAACTACCTTGAGCGCACTTGGTACTACGGTACGATGGCTCGCACATCTTGGTTGGACTCGCCCTTGCGCGATCAGCCGATGGCTACACCATACAACGGGCAGCTTGTTTACCAAGAAACAGGGAACGACGATGGAACCACTACTCCTGCTAGTGCTATTGACGCTTACTGCCAGTCTTCCGATTTTGATATTGGGGATGGTCATAATTTTGGTCTGGTTACACGGATCATCCCAGACGTGACATTTGATGGCTCCGACAGTGCAGCGCCTACAGTGACATTCACCGTGCGCCCGCGCCAAAACCCCGGTGCAAACTACGGTTCGTCAGACAGCCCAGATGTGGTGAGCACAAACAACTACACAAACCAACGCGCCTACAACGTGCAGCAGTTCACGCAGTACGTCTATGTGCGTGTGCGCGGTCGTCAAATGGCTTTCCGTGTTGGCTCAAACGACCTCGGTGTAGCATGGCAACTCGGTGCCCCACGCCTTGATGTGCGCCCAGATGGACGACGCTGATGGCTACCACTGTACGCAACCAACTTCAAACCGTTTCGCCGCCGCGCCTACCTGCGGCTCCGGTCGAGTACAGCCAACGCTATGGGGATGACCTCACAAACATTTTGCGTTTGTATTTCAACCAGCTCAATAACGGGCTGGCCGCCGTGCTCGCCCCTGAAGGTGGGAAGTACATCAACACCGTGTATGCTGCGATTCAGCGCACAACGGACGTTTCATTCACTGCCAACACCGCAACACAGGTTACGTTCGACCAAAACGATTTTTTGAACGGTACGACCAACGATGGCACGGATGGTATCCACGTTGCCCAAGCAGGCATTTACAACTACCAATTCAGTGTGCAGTTAAAGAACACCGACACCCAGATTCATTCGGCTTGGATTTGGTTGCGCGTAAACGGAGTGGATGTAGCAGGTACCGGCAGTAAGTTTGATGTAACCGCTAAGCATGGTGGTATTGACGGCTACGTGATCGCCGCTTGCAACTTCTTTGTGCAGCTTGCGGCAACCGACACCGTCGAGATGTGGGCAGCTGTAGACAACACCGCCGTCACTTTTGACGCAGCGCCAGCGCAAGTCTCCCCTTTTGTTATGCCTGCCATCCCGTCGGTGGTGGCCACACTTTCATTTGTCTCTTCTGTCTTGACATGATAGACTTCACCAACCCCTTTCCAGCGAGGCTTTTATGAGCTTGCACGCAATTGCCCAACACATGGCCGCCAAAGGTCGCGGTCCAGACAATCAACTTGTTCACATGTCAGGCCGTGAGGTTGCTGGCTTGCAAGCTTTGGCTAAAGCTCATGGTGGCTCGTTGACGGTTAACCCTCATACCGGCTTGGTTGAGGCTGGTTTTCTTGACCGCATGATGCCAACATTGCTCGGCGCTGGATTGATGTACGCCACTGGTGGTCTTGGTGCTGGCGCTTTGACCGCTGGTGAAATTGGTCTTGGTGTTGGAGGCTTGCAAACAGCTCGCACCGGCAGCATTATGGAAGGCATTAAAGCTGGTTTGGGCGCGTATGGTGGCGCAGGTCTAGCTAGTGGATTTGCAGCAGCAGCTCCAACTGGGGCCGAAGCAACTCCGGCAGCCGCAACAACTCCTCCTGCTGCACCAACAGCTCCTGTAACGCCAACTGCGCCAGCTCCTGTTACTCCTGATTACACGTTGCAGGCTCCTCCAAGTCAAACATTAAATGCAGGTACTGGAGCTCCAACTCTTACACCTACACCAGAAGCCGTTGGTGGATTTGGTCCTCAAAACGCCATGTCAAACGCAGATCGAATCGCTGCGGCAGGCGATAACGCGTCGTATGCAAATCGTATTTCTTCCGCTGGTAATTCTGGCTTTATGCAAGGTCAGTCAGGCATTGGCAATTTGTCTACAAAAGATGCTCTCAAATATGGTGCAGCAGCTCTTGGCTCTATGGCTGACACAAGCCCTAAACCTGTGCCCGGCGCTGAAAAGTACAACGGCCCATTGAGTAAATACCGTATGTCTGAGGACTACAAGCCGTATGAACCTCAACAACCAAATCCATACTACATGCCTCAGCGTTATACCTATGGAATGGCGGCAGGTGGTGGCGTGGTTGAGCAGATGTCTAATGCCAATTCCGTTGGTCAGAACACAGGCTTTCCACAAGCTGACATTCATCAAGGTGCTTATGCGACACCATGGCAAACGCCCATCTCCCGAAACGTGGTGACAGACTCATCTGATTCAGGCGTTGATTCTTTTACTGGTGAACCTCGCGGCATGGCTGGCGGTGGTATTACCAGTTTGGGCCATTATTCAGATGGCGGCCAAATGTTGAAAGGCCCCGGCGATGGTATGTCCGACTCTATCCCTGCGCAGATTGGCTCCAAGCAACCGGCCCGTTTGGCTGATGGCGAGTTTGTGGTTCCTGCTGATGTTGTTTCTCATCTTGGTAACGGCTCGTCGGACGCTGGAGCGAAGCAGCTCTACGCAATGATGGACCGCATCCGCAAACAACGCACAGGTAAAAAGCGTCAAGCTCCACAGGTGAATCCATCTAAGGCGATGCCTGCATGAACAAGTGTGGCAAATTAGAGTGGTTCGGGGGTAACGAAGATGCGTTGAACATGTATCGCATGTTCGTGGATTTGGCACACCTGTGGGATGACCTTGTTGATAAAGACAAAGAAGCCACAGAAGACGACATCAACAATGCGTTTTTGATCTGCTTGGTATACCTGCCTGCCAACCCTTTCTACCGCAGCATTCAGGTGCAGGTTATGCCGATGTGGTTGACTGTGGTGTCTGCGTACCAAACCGCCAACAAGTTTGAGCGAGACAAAGACCCTCACGGAATTGAGATCGCACATAGCCTACGCTATGCCGCAGGTAACATAATGGCTTACGCCGTGCATGTCTGCGTTGGTCCTGAAAAGGCAAAAGAAATTCTTCCAGATATGTGGAAGGCAGTTTTTCACGAGCGGTTTGATGATTACCGCAAGGAGCACTTAGATGTTTAAATTGGCCCAGCTCATCCGCTTTTTTGTACCCACGCTACATCTTGACTCAGGTGGCGGTGGCGGTGGTGGACCATCCACTTCGACGACACAAACGTCAAACATTCCTGAATACGCACGTCCTTATGTAGAGACAATGCTTGGCGCTACGCAGCAACAGCTGTTTAACACCAAACAAAAAACCGATCCTACGACTGGCCAGACATCCACAGAAATTACTGGCATGCGTCCGTTCCAAGCGTTTGGCGGAACGTATGACATGAATAAAACGATCACCAATGACAAAGGTGAGACGATTGACAACCCAAACTATGGCAAGCAAACAGGCTATAACGTAGACAAGTATTTTGCTGGTTGGCAGCCATTGCAAGAGCGAGCATTTGGCAGCGCGGCAACTATGGGTGTTTCGCCTCAAAACCAAACTGCAACAGACATGGCAACCCTAGCTGGTCTTGGTGCTCTTGCTGCGCAATACAACCCAGCTCGTTTTGCAAACCAATATCAAGCCCCAGATCAATACCAGTCTGGTCAATTTGGTGCGCCCATCGTATCCGCTCAGAACTTGCAGACATTCCAAATGCAAGGTCCGCAAAATGTAAGCGCAACAGGAAACGAAGCCGCTCAAATGCAGGCGGCGCAGACTGGGTACGCACCCAATTTGCAGAACTATCAAATGGGTCCAGCGCAACAGGTGAGCACAGAAAGTTTTGCTCAACCCGGTAAAGCGCAAGACTATATGTCTCCATACATGCAGAACGTTGTTGATGTTCAACAGCGCGAAGCGCGTCGTGCATCTGATATTCAGGCTCAGCAAAATGCAGCTCAAGCCGTTGGGCAAGGCGCGTTTGGCGGTTCTCGTGCAGCATTGGTTGAAGCTGAACGTCAGCGCAATCTTGGAACGCGACTGAGTGACATTCAGGCAACAGGCCAACAAGCCGCTTACCAGCAAGCTCAACAACAGTTCAATCAAGAACAGCAAGCTCGTTTGCAAGCTCAGCAGGCAAACCAGCAAGCAGGTCTTACTGTTGGCCAGCAAAACTTGGCTGCCAATTTGGGTATCCAGCAGCTTGGAACTCAAACCGGATTGCAAACTGCTTTGTCCAATTTGAGCAACCAACAGCAAGCAAACGTGCAAAACCAAGCCGCTCAGCTGCAAGCCATGGGCCTCAACTCTGCTCAAGCTCTTCAAGCAGCTTTGGCAAATCAACAAGCCGGACTCACTACTGGTCAGCAAAACTTGCAGGCGCAACTTGGAGTTCAAAGCTTGGGTGCTGGTCAAAATCTGCAAGCACAGCAGCTCAATCAAGCAGCAGCGTTGCAAGCGCAACAAGCCGCAGAACAGTCACGTCAATATGGCTATGGCCAGAACATGACTGCCGCCCAGCTGCAAGCTCAGTATGGTTTGTCTGCCGATCAAGCTGCCGAAGCATCTCGTCAGTTCGGCGCAAACTACGGTCTGCAAGGTCTGAGCACAGGCTTGAATGCAGCAAATCAGCTTGGCACTTTGGGTCAGAACCAATACAACCAAAGGGTTGGAACTATTGGCTTGCAGAACCAGCTGGGCACACAGCAACAACAGCTGGAACAACAAAAGGTCAACCAGCAGATTCAAGATTACGCTACACAGCAACAGTGGGCAATGCAGCAGCTGTCCAACATGAACGCTATGTTGCGCGGCCTGCCACTGCAAACGACATCGACACAGACATATCAAGCCGCTCCGTCGCTCACTTCTCAGCTGGCTGGCGCTGGCACGGCTGCTATCGGCGCATCCAAGCTGATGGCGCGCGCAGGCGGCTCTACCAAAGACATCAAGAAGCGTGGCGGCTCAGGCGGTCTGGAAGCTCTTGGTCTGTACAACGCAATGAAATAAGTAAGGCACATCATGTCAATCACCAGCATGTCCAATCGCGCTCGTCTGGCACAAGAGCTGTCGATTCCTCAGCTTCAACAGTCAATCCAAGATGGTGTGATCCCGTCTTACATTGGCGTGCCTCTGTTGCAGGAAAAGGTGAAAGATGCCAAGCTGCTTCAGGCGGCCAAGGCTGCTCAGAACGCCATGCCTCATCCAAGCGTGGCTCAGCAGATCATGTCTGAAGCTCAGCAAGTTGAGCAAGGCGTCCCATCTTTGCCAACCAACCTGCCTCAAGCAATGGCTGGCGGTGGTATTGTGGCGTTTGCTGATGGCGGCATGTATGACGAAGAAGACGACACAGATGAGGATCGTCAAGAAGCTGAGCGTATGTCTGCCATGGAAGATGCCATGGATGAGTATCAGCAAGTCATGGCCAACGCTGCTCCTTATGCCGTCGAGAAGGAAGGCAAAGACTCGTACCAAGCCGTGCGCGTCAGCCCCAAAGGTGGCGAGTTTGAAGCTTTGGCTTTGGAGAAGAATAAGGCCCACGGTGTTGATGAGCGCCTGTTGAAGCACGTCATGCACAAGGAAACTGGTGGCATGAAGGATCGTGCCCATGCTGTTTCTTCTGCTGGTGCACAAGGCGTGATGCAGTTGATGCCTGCCACCGCCAAGTCTTTGGGCGTCAAGGATGCGTTTGACCCTGAGCAAAACATTGAAGGCGGCGTCAAGTTCTTGGCTCAACTGGAGCGCAAGTACAAAGACCCCAAACTGGCTGCTATGGCCTACAACTGGGGCCCCGGCAACGTTGACAAATGGTTGATGGCTGGCGCTGATATGTCCAAACTGCCAAAGGAAACACGAAACTACGTGCAAGGTCTTGCCCAAGGTGGCGAGGTGAAGCACTTTGAGGCTGGCGGTTTCAATCCATACAGTGGTGAATTTGAGTATGACGATGTAAAACGCGAACTGCTTGGTGAAAAGGTTATGCGCGCGGGCCGTGCAGCCAAAGACTATCTTGCAGACGCAATGAGCTACGAAAAGGGCCTGACTGCCGGTGAAGACATGCCCGGCATGGCGCAGGCCAAAGAGAAAGTTGCTGCTGCATTGGCTGCTCGCAATGCCAAGGCAACCCCATTGGCTAACATTCAACGTGGTCATCCAACCATGCAAAACGATCCTCGTTTGTATGGCGGCGTGCAAAAAGAGGAAGCTTCGCAAGACGCAATTGATGCAGCTGACAATTTGAGCATTGACAAGATGTTGTCTGCTTATAAGCCAGCTTCTCAGGGAAATGCGGCAGCAACTACATCTCAAACTCCAGCAAGCCCATACGCCAAGTTTGAAGAACTGTTTGCCCGTCGTGAAGCCAACTTGGAAAAGCAGCGCGAACAAGACAAGGCCATGGCCATCTTGCAGGCTGGCTTGGGCATGATGGGTGGAACATCTCCTTATGCTGCTGCCAACATTGGCGCAGGCGCAAGTCAAGGTCTGCAATCACTGGCTCAGGCAAATGCTCAACGTACCGCTGAAGAGAACGCATTGTTGTCTGGTCGCCTTGGCTTGGCCAAGATCGGTTCTTCTAAGGACTACCAAGACGCCATGATCCAGTTGCGCAAAGAGCTGGCCGGTCAAACTAATGAGCGTTTGAAACAGTCTGGCGCTGCGGCGTTGGAAGAAAAACAAGCTGCCCGCTTGGGTCGAGAGCAACAGCGTTATACAGACATGCTTGCAAACATCAGCAAGAATGCCGAAATTGCTGCCGAGAAAGAGCTTTCTACCGATCCCAAAAACTTGACATTGACTGATGCACAGCGCGCGGCCAAGAAACAGTTGTTGATCTCTGACATTCTGCGCCGCAGCAAAGGCTATGTGAATGCGTATAAAGGCGCGTATGGTCCAGAGGCTGATCCATTTGAAGCTCTTGGCGGAGGCGCATCAACAAGCGATAATGCAGGCTGGTCAATAACGCCAACGAAGCCAAAGTAACAGGAGCCCTTAATGCCGACCTATGAAGTAACGTCACCAGATGGTCAAACATTTGAAGTAACAGCTCCAGAAGGCGCATCGGAAAAAGAGGTTCTTGCATACGCTCAAGCAAACTTTGAGAAGTTCACCAAGAAAGACATCTCTCTTGGTGAGCACGTATCTGACATCGGCGCAGGCTTGGTGTCTGGCACTGGTCAGCTCTTGCAGTTTCCCGGTCAGCTGGTTGGTTTGGCCACAGGCGCAATCAAGAACCAAGACTTTGGCACCACCGGCCTGCAAGGAATTGGCAAGGGCATGCAAGAGTGGGCGCAGGAGCACAAGTCTGCCGGCCTGAAGCAACGCGAAGCTGCAACCCAAGCCAAGGTACAACAGGCTGAGAAAGAAGGCGGCCAGTGGGGCGCGCTCAAGACCCAGCTTGCAGAGTCTTTGACTGATCCTGCCCAGTTGGGTTCGTTCTTGGCTGAGCAGGTTCCTGCCTCATTGCCATCTATCCTTGCTGCACTGATCCCCGGTGTTGGACCAGAGGCCGCTGCCGAAGTGAAGGCAATGCAAATTGCTGCCAAGTCTGCTACCACCGTGGCCGCAAAAGAAGCCGCTGAGCGTGCTTTAGGAGAGGCTGTAAAGAAAGCGTCAGAATCTGCCATCTCGCGTGGCGCTGCTGCTTCTATTGGTACGGCAGCTGTTCAACAGGGTGCAGACGTTGGCGTTGGTGCATACCAGCAAATCTATGACGACTTGGTGGCCAAGGGTGCCAAACCTGAAGAGGCCGCAGATCAAGCTATCAATGCCGCTCGCATGGCCGGTTTGTCTGGTGCTGCCATCTCTGTGTTGGCCAACAAGCTGCCCGGCGCTCAAGCCATGGAACGCGCACTGGCCGGTGAACGTGGCAATGCAGGTCGCATTATTGGTGCTGGCCTTGGCGCACTTAAAGAAATCCCCGGTGAAATGGTGGAAGAAGGTGGCGGCCAGTTCGCTCAGAACGTCGCTGCTCGTCAGTTCAATCCTGACCAAAGTCTTACAGAAGGCGTTGGCCGTGCTGGCGCATTGGCTGCATTGGGTGCTGGTGCTATGGGTGCTACTGTTGGCGCTGTGCAAGGTCGCGCTCCAGAACAAATCCTGCCCGGTCCAGTGACTCCTACTGGACAAGCAAACGTCCCAGCTGTAACGCCACCAGCCGCTCCTCCAGTTGCGCCTGCTGAGCCAGTTGGACAAGAGGGTACACCTCCAAAAGAAGAGACTCCTGCTGGCGAGCCAGTGAAGGTTGCCAAAGAATTTGAAGACGCTCTCAAAGACTATGAGAAGGGTCTGTCTGCTGACGCGCATGACGTGTTTGCTCGTTTGCAGAACCGTGATCGTGCGACGCCCGCATCCATCCAGCAAATGCAAGGCATCAGCGCCAAGCCTGACTATGACCGCCTGAAGACATCGAGCGATTTCGCCAATGGCGCTCCAGTTGTGATGAGCGATGTCCGCATCCCAGAAAACCAGATGGGCAAGACGGAAGTCGTCACCGCGTCAGACGGCCGTAAGATTCCAGTTCAGTATGCCGTGGTTGATGCTGGCGACTTGATGACATCGCATAGCGCAGATGGCCTGACAAACAAGTCGTATGCCGACATGAACCAACAGGGCATTCGTGCCGTGGCAGGTAACGGGCGTATTGCTGGCTTACAGGCAGCTTACGGCGCAAACACAGCTGGTGGTTATCGCAATGCTTTGGAGATGGATACACAGCATGGCATTGACCAAGGTGCGATCTTGAACATGGAGAATCCTGTTCTTGTCCGCGTCATGCCTAAATCGTTTGTGACGCCTGACATTGGCGATGTTTCCAATGTATCTGGTGGCTTGCGCATGAACCCTGTTGAGACGGCTGCCAACGACAGCAACCGTTTCGACATCAATGGCATCAACTTCAAAGACGACGGATCGTTCGACAAGAACTCTTTGATCCAGTTTGTGCGCGCCATGCCAAAAGAAGAGCAAGGCGAGTTGATGGACAAGAACGGCATGCCAAACAGCAAAGCCGTTGACCGCCTGAACAATGCGATCTTCCACCGTGCTTATGGCAGCCCATCTTTGATCGACCTGTACGCACAGGCAGCAGACCCAGAAGCCAAGTTGATCTTGCAAGCTCTGGCACGTTCTGCATCGAAGGCTGCTGCGCTTGATGGCGCTGGTCAGTACGACATTCGTCAGAACATCATTGACGCTGCCGAGCTGGCTGTGAACGCTCGTCGTCAAGGCATCAAGCTGAAAGACTACGTCAACCAAGGCGACATCGGCATGGACCCCAACACGCGCGCCGTGCTGGATATGTTTGCTGAAAACGGCCGTTCTGGTAAACGCATGGGCGAGTTGCTTGGCAAGCTGGCAGATACAGCTGCTGCTCAGGCAAATGCTGAACAAGACATGTTTGGCAACAAGACTCAGCTACCTCTTGAAGACGTATTCAAGACGCTGCAAGAGAAGCCTACCGAACCTGAAGACCTGTTCAACAAGCCAGCTGAAGAGCCTGAAGAGCAAAAGGCTTTTGACATCGCAAAGAACGACGTGCAGGTTGAAAAAGAAATCACCGGCATGGACATCAATCAAGCCAACCAATGGTTGATTGATAACGCACCAAACAGCGTCGCCAAGTACATTGCTGAAAAGATTGCTGCTCGCATCAAAGCGATGACAGACTCTGGCATTCCAATGACCTTCAAGGTCTTGCCACGTACAACTCGCAATGCCGGTGGCACAGCCACAGCAAGCATCAAAGGTGGGAAATATCACGTTCACGTCGAGATCAATGGCGCGAATGCAAAAACCAAAGATGGCCATCTGAACTCTGGCTCAAACTACAAGACCATCATGCACGAGATGTTGCATGCTGCGACACAGCCGCAGACTTGGATGTTGGGCACTCTGGTTAGAAGCGGATATGCCGATCAATCTCAGCTTTACAAAGAGCTGACTCCGTTGCTGGTGAAGATTCGCCGTCAAGTCAATCATGACATCAAGAACGGTAAGAAGCATCCATTCTTGACAAACCATGCAAGATGGGCTGCATCTGGACGCACGAATCCACAATTGCAGAACGTAAGCGAACTGATCTCATACGGCCTGACAGAGATGATCTTCCAAGACTATCTGAAGACTGTTGAGGTCGAAAAGAATGTCTCTGCATTCTCCAAGTTGGTTGGCCTGTTCCGTCGTTTGCTGAAGATCGACACGCAATATCAATCTGCCCTTGAGCAATTGGCCGAGGTAACAGAACGCGGTCTTGAAGTTCCAGTCGCAGACATTAAGTCGGAAGCCAAAAAGCACGGCTATACGGTTGGCAAGAAGACGCTGCGTGAAGAGTCAGTCAAGATGCCATTTGGTAAGAAGGAACAAGAGCCAACACCAACTGGCGCTGGCGTCCAGTCAATGGACATCTTGAGCCAGATTGGCCGTGGCAATCAAGAGGCCGATCCAAACCATCTTCAAAATCTCAATAAGCTGTGGAACAACGCGCGCGACAATCCAAAAGCTACGGCTGAAGCCGCTCGTCAAGCTACTACACATTGGCTTGATTGGCTGGAGACAAAGGTGTTTTCAAGCGATGCTGCATTGAACAATCGCATCATGCGCGGCTTGAAAGAAATGGGTAAAACCAATGCCGAAAGACTCGGCTTGTTGTTGAATACAAGCTTGAGCCAGACAAATCACAAGGATGCTTTGGCTGCGTTGTTCTTGCAGAAGGGCGGTCTTCGTTGGAATGAAAAGCTGTACAAGTGGGAAGGTGTTGACAAAGAAGACAACATCATCAAGCTGTCCAAGCAGTTGGATGAACTTGCCAGCAAGAATGGCTTGACCAAGCAGAAGGCGGAACTGGTCGCACACACGGCGTTTGAAGCCAAGCGTCTGCGCTCCATCCTTCGATTCAATTCTGAGCTTGAGCAAGAGATTGCAGACATCAGAGCTGATGCGGATTCAAAGCGTGACTCTGATCCTGTTGCGTCAAATGCTTTGTACGAAAAAGCAAATCGCTTGCAAGATCAAAAGAAATACGTTTCTGATGAGCAAAAGGCCATGATTGGCCCGGCCATGGAGTTGTTCAAGATTCACCCAGAGCTCAATGATCTGGTTGATACATGGAACAAAATCCGTGCGGAGGCTGTTGACACCCTTGTGAAGACCGGCGTGTGGAGCAAGGAAGACGCGGAAGAAATGTTGGCCAATGCTGACTATGTCCCGTTCTACCGTGAAGATCAGCTTGAGAAAAACAAGGGCCCCAAAGAATACATTCGCGGCTTGCAAATTCAAGCGCGTGAGCATCGCCTTAAAGGCTCAGATCGTCCAGTGAACGACATCTTCGACAACCAAGTTCGTTGGTTGCAGTATTCCATTGGTCGCGCTGTAAGCAATCGTTCAGCATTGGCCATGGCCGATACAGCTGTTGAGGTCGGTGCTGCCGTAAGAGTGTCTGACAAAGATCGTGGGGGCGCACCCAACGTCGTGCGTGTGTGGCGTGATGGCAAAGAAGAGTTCTTCAGCATGGAAGACCCCATGTTCATGGACGCCTTCAAAGGGCTTGAAGCTGTTGTGATTCCTTCGTGGAAGTGGGCATCAAGCATCGCCAACATGCTGCGTCAATCCGTGGTGATGTACCCAATGTTCTCTGTTGCTCAGGTGCCGCAGGACTCGTTTGCTGCCATGTTCTCTTCTGGCCTGAAGCCACAGTTTGCCCTGCGCATTCCTGTGCTGGCAGTTAAAGAGTTTGTGCAAACGCTTCGCGGAGCTAGTAAGACGCATGACATTCTCAAGAACGTTGGCGCTGTTGGTGTGCGTGACTTCACTGCTGCCATGGTGCGCATGGATACTGAAATCTATGCAGGCTTGAAAGCTCCTCCCGGCGTGCTTGGCAAAATCAAGCACAGCCTAAACCATATCGCCATGTCTGCTGACAATGCTGTGCGTCAGGCTGTCTATGAGGCTTCGATTGCCCAAGGCTTGAGCGAGGCTGAGGCGATGGAGAAGTCGTTTGAGGTGTTCAACATCCGTCGCAAGGGAAGTAGCAAGTCGCTGGCTCTGGCTGGACAAATGATCCCGTTCTTCAGTGCGTACCTTGCCGCCCAGAACGTGGCTTACAAAACAATTACAGGCCGAGGCATCTCGCCTACAGAGCGTCAGGAAGCGTTCAAAACTCTGGCTGCTACCACGGCCTCGGTCATGGTGCTTTCGTTGCTCTATGCCATGATGAACGGCGATGATGACGACTATCTGAAGAAGCCTGCTACCCAGCGTGACCGTCTGTTGATGGTGCCCGGCACTGGAGGCTTCAGTATTCCGTTGCGTGCTGACCTGTTCACCATGCCCAAGATCATCACTGAGCATATGTACTTGTTGATGACCGACAAAGGGTATGAGGATGGCCGCAAGTTCCGCGACTCCATGAATGCCGCGCTGGGTTCTGCCTTGCTGAGCCCGACGGTTGTGCCTCAAGCCATCAAGCCATTGGTGGAAGTCGGCATCAACTACGACTTCTTCCAAGGCCGTCCGCTGATCGGCACGTACCAGCAGAAGTTGGAGACCGAGCGTCAGTTCACAGACAGCACATCTGAGATGGCCAAGATTCTTGGCAGCACAGGCATGGCATCACCAATTGCCATCGACCACATCATTCGTGGCATGTTTGGTTCTGTTGGTGGTCTGGTGTTGTACGCGACCAACCCGATGCTGCACAGCGATCCAAACTCTCCACGCCCATCACTGAGCGAGCGAGATGCAATTGCTGCGTTGCCCGGCATGAGCGGTTTCATGACCAAGTCGTATGAGTCCGCCTTGAAGAAAGACTTCTACACACTCAAGGAAGAGGTTGACAAGGCCGCCAACACCATGAACGACCTGAAGACTCGCAGCCCATACGAGATCGAAGGGTTCTTGGCCAAGGAAGAAAACCTGTCTCGCCTTGGCTTACAGAAGTCTGTCAACGCGATTGGTGAGAAGCTGTCCAACATCCGCAAGGCTGTCACACAGATCAGTAACTCCAACATGCCGGCCGACGAAAAGCGCGAGCAGCTCAAGATGCTGCGTGAGGCTGAGAACGAGATGCTCAAAGGCGTGGATGTGAAAGCACTGCGCCAGCTGGGGAAAATCTAAGGGAACCCGAACCGTTCGGGTTCGCCTAGAAGAAAGTATTAGCCTTCAATCAGTCGCTTGAGTGTGACATTGAGGGCGTCCATCTCGTCCATCTTGGCTAGGTTCCACATGCGCTTTTGGCCGTGCCAGCCGTTGATAGAACCTTGATGGCAGTCTTTGCATAGAGCTACACAGGTGTACTGCCTGTGCTGCTTTATGTGGTGGGCGTCACTGGGTCCGGGCGCATCGCAGATGGAGCAGGGCAACTCTTTAACGCGGCTCAGGTGATAGCGTTCTTTGGGTGTTGGCTTGTTGTTCATGTTTGTTCTTTAGATTGGTTCAAATAATGCAGTAAGCACCTCATAGCGATACGGGTGTTTAAGTCTTCTCATTGCTCTTGCTTCGATCTGTCGAATCCAAGCTCCATCTACATCGAATACTTCGCCAATTTCTTTAAACGACATTTCGCGATTTGATGAAAGCCCATGTCTTAGGCGCAGTATGTTTGCTTCCCTTATTGGAATGGTGTTCAAAACATCATTGATTATTTGAGCTAGTTCTTTTTTGAAAAGATCTTCTTCTGGACAAATGTACGGCTCGTCAAAATCAGGAGGCGGCTGCCGGATAGGCGGCATGTCGTCATCATTTCTATACCCAAAATGGTAGTACGCCATGCGTAGTTCCTTGCTGGCGTTTGCAAGGGTGCCATACGGAATAGTGTCTCCATTTTTTTGAATCCTGCCGTAGCGTTTGTCCTTGTACACGTCAGTCTTTCAGGCCGCGTACAAACGAGGCAAAGCTATCAACAGTGTCAACACCAAAGGCAAAGGTGAACTGTTCAATCGCCCTAGCCACCTCTTCGATTGTTTTGTTTCTTGACTGTGCCAGCTCTTGTTCAAGCCGTTCGTTACGCGCGCGCATCAAACGGTTCTCTTGGTCCAAGTCTGCAATCAACAAGTCTTCGTCGCGTGGATTAGTCATAGCGTTTCCTGCTTTCTGTAACCATGGCGTCTGCCATGTCGTAGGCTTCTTTCACTGATGAACCGGCCAGAGCAAATGCCATGGCCATCAAGTCCTGTGCGGTCAGGTCGTCAACCGGCATGGGCTTTGTCTTTGGCTTGAGAAGGTCTATACCTTCAGCGACTTGTCTTTTTGTTGCCATGCTTTGCTTTCGGTTGTTGAGGGATCATGTCTTGCAGCTTGCCCACTAAGCCGACTGCCACGGTTTTGCCTTTATATGCAATGTTGTTGGCTGCATCGTCGTTGCTGATGGCTGTGATGGCGTCAATCAAACCAGCCTTGTAGCCGTTGTCGTACAGTGCACCACCCTCAATGAATGATGTGATGGCATCGCGCACTAGACCAGCGGCCTTGCGTTCACCAGCTGCTGCCTTTACTTTGGCATGGATGTCTCGTCTCAGGTGTACTGAGTACGGGATCAACGTGTTGCTTTCCATGCTTGGAACTCCTGATGGATAAACCGGAAGCGCGAGGCTGCGGTTTGGTTTGTCTTTAGCTCAGCGCGAGACTGGATGCCAATCTCTTCACGCAACCACTCGATTGCTGTTGCTTCGCTCTCTTCAAATATCTGGCCTGTCTCTGCCAAGAAGGCGTGGAACAGGGGATCGCGGCACATGACACCAGCCAAACGAACAAGGTCTTTTGACGGGTACTCTTGCTCACGAACCATGGCTTTACCGTCGTCACTCAGTCGAACCATGACGACTTGGTAACGCGCCCCAACGAAATCACGCACGAGCATCTCGGGTATCTCGTCGGGGTGCACGGACAGGGTAAGCACATACCCCGTCCTGTCCTGTTTCATGGCGATCTTGCGCCCTTCAAACTGGATGGTTTCCATGGTCAGAAGGGAATGTCATCATCCATGCCGTCGGGCTCTTGTGCACGCTGCTGTGGAGCCTGCTGCTCTTGTGGCTTTGGCTTGTAGTTGTTCCAAGCGAGGCGCATCCATGGGCCGTAGCTGCCTTCCATGTGCCAAGCCGACAGCTTGATGACCACGTCGTCTGCGTCAGTCTCTTCCAGCAAACCTTTCAGAGCTGTGCGCGTCATGGTGATTTCACCGTGCATGTCTGGCTTTTTATCGCCGGCCTCTTTGTACTTGTTGGTGGACAGCTTGCCGCTGTTGGGGTATTGCGTTGCCATTATTCGGTTCCTTCAAAAGATTTCTTTGCTGCTGTGAACTTGTCCATCACCACTTTGTATGTGGCTTCGGCTTCGATCTTCAGCGTGTCATAGATGTTGCGGTTGGCTTTGAAGATGTTCATCACATCGTCTTTGTTTTTAACGACTTCCAGCATGATGGTGGTAGCGTCGTCAACCAGACCGGCCCACACGGCGATGTCGGTGTCAGGTTTGGCTGAGACCTTCAATTGCCATTCGCCTTCACGGCCTTCCATCTTTGCTGGCGCTGCGCCTGTTGGCTCAGGTGCGGGCTTGGCTGCTGGCTTTGGAGCTGGTGCAGGCTTTGCCTTGGCAGGCTCAACAGAACCAGTAGTGGCATCAAGCACGTCGTTCTCAACGATCTCAAGGGCTGTGACCCAGAGGTAACGGCGAATGTAAGTCTGCACTGCGCCCAGATTCTGGACCTCGTGGCAGCCCTTCAATGCGGCCGTAGACATTGGCGATGTGATGACGATGACAGAGTTGTCTTCCATGTCTGTGATGCACAGCTTGGCGATGTCTTGCTCATAGGACACAACGCCGCACAGGTTCAGATCATGGAAGATTTTCTGGATGGTGGGCAAGAAGTCGCCCAATTCAAAGTAGTGGTAGCCAGCAAACTTGTTGTGGCCTGTCTTTTTCAGAGGCGTGTCTTGCAGCTGGATGCGAGCCGCCATGAGTTTTGAGTGGACTGTCATTTTGTGCCTTTGCGTTTACGGGCTGCCATTATCTTTTTTCCACGGGGCGTTTGAGTCCAGTGAGGCTTTTTCTTTTTCTCGACGTTGACGGTGTAAGAGACGGGCTGGCCTTCAGCTTTCACTGGAGCAGATTCAAATGAGCATGGGCCGAATGCCTCTGCTGAAATTGGCGTTGATGCCTGAATGATTTGCGCGTTAACTTGCATATCCAAGTCTTCCAAGATTGCGTGAGTGCGGAGCTTGAGCGCTGCCTTGATAAATTCAAAGTCTACTGATTCGATTTCAAGTTTGTAGTTCATGATGGTTCCTTATGAGAGACGTAGAGCTTCTACGATTTGTTTTTCTTTGTTTGATGCTGTGGTGATGGTGCCTTTGCCCCAGTAGTAGCAGGCCCAAGATACGACGGAGCTTCGGAGGTCTTCGATTGAATAGACGCCAACAGGCACTTCAACAACTTGTCCAACCTTCACGTTCTCAAGGAAAGATTTGACATAACTGCTGAGCTCGCCATGCTTGTACTTGCGTACTGCTTTGGCTTTCTTGTCTGACACCTCAAGGGTGCCGTGCTTTGTGCCGTTTTCTTCGATGACGGCGTATGTTGCACCGATTGCATCCAGCATGGTCAGTGCGCGCTTCAGTGTTTGTTGTTTGATGTTGCTCATGGTTGATCCTTAGAACAATCCGATCCACAAGCCAGTGCCGTGAACCCAAGCGATTGGAAATACGATGCTGCCGATGATGAGCAGCGCCCAAGATGCTGTCTTGATGCAGGCGATCACATGGGTGAGCCACGCCAAAACAACCCAAAGAATGAGGCCGGGTGCGATGAGGTCTTCCATGTTTTACTCCATTGGGATTTCTGTTTGATCTGCGTCACGGGCATTCTCGATCTTGATGCCTTTGCCCAAGGCATTGACGAGATCGTCTTGGCTGGCTACGCGCACGGTGAACAGTGACTGCGCAACGTGAGACAAAGCTTGTTGACGGATGCTGGCTTTGACCAGACGGATGGGGAATACAGGGTCGCTAGAGCCGACGATGTAAATGCGAGTTGTTGACATGAGTTTTCCTTATTTGAGGTTGATGAATGGTGTTGCGCCACCGGCTTGTGTTGTTGGGAGCTTGCCGTCCCATTTCTCAATGGCCTTGAGCTGCACATAGGATGCGCCGCCTTGGCTGTTGATCGCTGCGGTTTCGATCTGGATTGCCTTTGCGCGGCCTTCAGCTTTGGCTACGGCTTGCTTGGCTTCCACTTCGATACGGGCTAGGTCTTGCTCGGCTTGCAGTTTGCTTTGCGTTGCAATTACCTTAGCTTCAATGGCCTTTTGGTACTCTGCGCTGAAGCCAAAGTTCACCAGAGAGATGTCGCCAACAGACACGTTGTACTTGGCCAGCTTCATGCCAATCTCTTCTTTGATCTTGGCTGACACTTCGTCGCGCTTGGTGATGAGCTCTTCGCTGGAGTAGTGTGCTGTCACAGACTTGAACGATTCGTTCAGGGCTGGCAACACGATGCGGTCTTCCAAGTTCAAGCCAAACTCTTTGTAGATGTGGCCAACCTTTGCGCCGTCCAATCGGTAGTTCAACACGATGTCGGTGTGCACTTGTTGCAGGTCTTTGGTGCCAGCGCTGGAGCCTTTGAGTTGCGCTGTAATCAAACGCACATCAACCTCTTTGATGCTGGAGAATGGGTTCACCAAATGTGGACCTTCAGACAATGTTTCTTGGTGCACTTCACCGAATGTGACGACCACGCCAATGTGACCTGCTGGTACCACAGTGATGCAGCCAAGCACGGAGACGGCAGCCGATACAGTAGTAGCGATGAAGAGTGGCTTCTTTAGCTCAAAAGGTGGCTGGGCAACTTTGTCATAGCCAGCGCGCAAGGCATTCTCTTCGCCATAGCGGTCAACAGCATTACGCCAGCGAGCGTAGTCTTCGGCTTTATTTCGATATGCTGCATAAGCATAGGCAACTGCACCAATGAAGGACAGTAGGATGGTTAAGACGATCATGATTTCTCCTTGGTTGAAAGATAGGCTTGATGCTGTTTGCAAAAGCCAGACACTTGGCAGAACGATTCGCAACGTGTGCGCTCGCCCGGCCGGTGCTCGATGTGATACCCCTTGGCAGGCAGTGCTGCCTCTGCTTCTTCACGGGTATCGTGTACTGATTTAGCGCGGACGCCACCGTCTTTCTTGACGGCAAACTTCTCAGGCTT